AGAAGCAATATCACATACCGTTTAGAGACGCCTACGGACGACGACAGGTCTGGGACATTGATACACCGCTTGAGGTCAAGTTGATTCTTGAGGCTATCCTCCAGGACGTCAGTGATCACGAGTTAGCGGTCTGGATCTGCTGTCCGGTTGAGGTCACGAGGAAGGTTCGCAGGTTGGTAAAGATGGACCGTGATCGGGCAGCGAAGGAGTTCGGGTTTGAGCCCTATTAAGGCTCAGAAAGTGGGTCAAAGAAGACATGGGTGGGCTGCAAAACACCGATCAAATTTGAGCGTAGACGCAATTTTTAGGGGAAAGGTTTATATATAGACCATGCAGCAAATATTATAATATTTAGGTGGTAGTTTGACCCCCAAAATTGGGTATGAAATTGCGACTACGGGCAAATTTCAAAACTCATATATAAAGTTTACCCTTGTTAGAGCTAGGGCATGATCTGTATAGGAGATCGGTTAATAGCAAAATACTACTATTATCACTCAGCTAACGGTGTCCTGTTGCATAGGTATTTGTCTGATACCATCAAATTCACGCAAAGACGCAATCTTTGGATAAGCTATGAATGAAGTATTAGGCAGTAAGGAAAAATTGCAATCTCGGTCAAATTTGAAGCCAATCCGCTGCACCTTGTGGGACGGCTCAGTCAGCAAAGAGGTCGAAGACTTCTCAGTCGTCTGGGGCGTCGTGGAAGACGAGGAGACGGGCGAGCGAGTAGTCAAGTTCAATCTCAAGTTCGAAGACCGCGAGTTCGCTCTCTGGATCTCCGACCGTGTCTCTCTAATGACCATGCAGAAGATGCTTGAGGACGTGCTGGCAGGCTCGCAAGTTCAGCCAGAAGAGATAGTTGACGACGTAAATGCCGTTCTATCGGAGTTGAGGCAGCGAGGTGTCCAGGGCTGGCAGTTCGAGTCCGCGGTCGGCAGTCTCTGTGAGAAATGGCAGCTAAGTCCAGAACAGACAAAGAAGATTATTGCACTATCGGTCGCGATTGCGAAGTTGGTGGAGGAGTGCCTCGCTACCAGGTCTGCTATCCCATATATTTTGTAAGCAATTGAGATGTTATCGGGCAAAGATGCAGAATACATGGATAAGCACCTCCAGAGCTTCGTCAGGTTCCTATGTGAATATTCAGTCTCAACGAGGGAAGAGTCATCCAAAGGATCAAAGTCAGAATAGATGATTTGCCATGAGGCACACATATTTCGAGTTAGACAAAATTTTAAGGTTCGTAAATAATAAAACCATTAGCCCTTCATAAAATTGCGATAGAACGCAAATCTGTGCATCTCATGCGAAATGACCATAGGGTTCTTGAGGATAAACAACTCTTGCAATCTAAACTGTAAGTATTGTTACCTTCGAGACAATAAGCCTGCTGAACTCGATCTATCGATTCTGGATGACATCATAGAATTCTGCCATCGTGAACGTATTCAGACAATCGAGATCCCGCAACAAGAACCGTTACTGAATGAGAAACTATTTCGTGAGATTGTCGAGAGACTCTTCGCAAATCACATCCGAGTCCGGGGTGTTACTACGAATCTCACCAACCTCGGCCAGAAGACGCTCGACCTACTCTGGAAATACGAGATTCACGTGCTGGTCTCTTATGACTCCCTGTGGCATGACCAGTTTCGTCGTACCAAAGCAAATGAACCAACCCGCTCGATAGTCGAAAGGAACATGGAGAAGCTGAAATCATCCGAGGTTCGGTTCTCGATTGCAATAACAGTTCCGAGTGCTGGGTGTCCACTCTTGCATGAAGCAGTAAGTCAAGCAATAGGGTATTCCGATTCAGTAGCTTTGAACTTCGATGTTGTTTCCGACTATGGCCTCCGGGAATCAGACTTGCCTGTGTTAGAGGAGCAACTTCGTGAGGTTTATCGGGATTGTCCTTATATCTTTCCATTCTGGAAGATCCGAAATAGATTGATGTCAGGTTGGCGACTCGAGAACATTGCATGTGGCGCAGGTCGTGGTTCACTAACGATCAACTACAATGGAACTCTCTATCCATGTTATCACGTGACTGGCTGGCAGCGTATTGGAATCGCTCTTGGAAATATATGGAATGGTATTGATCACGCTCAGCAGCAGAGGTTTAGACAATATGGAGCTCCTGAGCAATCGTGCAGACGGTGCCCAACAGCTATTTGTGGCGTCTGCTATGTGAACTCTTATCTCACTGTGGGTAACATGCTCAAACCGATACCAATCGAGTGTAAGTTGAAGAGGCTGCTAACAAAGGTCGTGAGAGATGGCATACATAGCAGCGCTTGATTTCGAGAAGTGGGAGAACCATAAGGCATACTATACAATCTGGGTTAAGGATTGCATACCAGAAGAGCATTACTACAATTGCGTATATTATAACGACCGTCCGAAGAATTCATGTGGCAAGATTCCTTCAGGAAATGAATATACTCAAGAATGCTACGTCAGCGGAGGAAGCATCGACTATGGTGGCAGAACATACACAGCCAAGCTATGGTTGGACCGTTGTGAAGAAGGCACTTACGAGGACTCTGAGTCGCTATTTATTCCTACTGATCCTGATCTTTGTGAGATTCAGTGCCAAACAAGTTGTGAAATTGCCTGCCAAGGTAGCTGTGAAGCTGTTTGCCAATCTTACTGCGAATTAAACTGTCAGACACAGTGCGAACTCAGCTGCCAGACTGCATGTCAAGTAACCTCTCAGTTCTGCGGTCGAGATTGTGGACGTGGTTGTGGAAGATGATCAAACTCACAACGTCTGGAGGATTGAGCATTCGGAGTCAGATTCAGCAAGACGTTTCGCGAATCCTGGAAGACCTTGCACGAGATTTTCTCAGGAAAGTTCAATCCAATGTCCTCAAACAACGAGCAGTGGATAGAGGTATTCTTCTCAGGTCATTCAGAATACAGAGACCCGATCCTCTCACAAGAAGGGTGGTGAGCACAGCCAGACACGCATCGGCAGTCGAGTGGGGCAGACCTCCAGGTCGCCTTCCACCCGTCGGTGTGATAAGAGAGTGGGTGATCAGGAAGGGCATCATGAGAGGTGCAGAGCAGTTAAGTCTACGGGCACGTCGAAGAAAGCTACGAACTACACCGCTCGGCTGGCAAGTAGCGTGGTCGGTTGCAAAGAAGATTCAAAGACGGGGTATAGAAGAACGACCATTCTGGCGACCTGCTATTGTAGAAATCGAACGCAAGGCTAAACAGATACGATGGCGAGAGATTCTGCTCAGAAGATAGTGGAAGACATAAACGTCGAGGAGTAACCTCATATCATTAGTAGGTTATCAACTTGGGATTCCAAGATGGCAAGTGGTCTATCCTGAGGTTGCAACCTCATATCATCAGTCTTGTAGCGCCAAGATAACAATCCATGCAGATATAGCACTCACAACGATTCCCAGCCCTAAGAAACTCCAGAAGACAAAGCTCGTTAGCCATGTCAGCGCAATGCCGGTCAGGGTTATGACCTTCGGCGTAAGCCACTTCATTAGCCAGAACTGAATTAACCAGCCTGTGAATGGAACTATACTTGCCAACAATAACAGCCAGTAGATGACACAGAGCAGGAGTATAGCTGCAACTCCATGAGCACCTTCGTACTCGAAATACGCAAGTAGAGCGAACAGTGCAGTAAGCAGAATGCAAATGCGACCAGCGTTGAGTCCGACGTTGGATTCTTCCTTTAGTTGAGACATTCCATCATCTCCTCGGGAGTTAGAGGTTTGACTTTAATTCCATGTTTAGATTCGTAGTCAGCCCAGTACTTCCTCGATGCTTGGTTGTAGATATTCCTATCAATGTGAATCTCTGTGACAGTGCGATCGCCTGTTTCATCCTCCACATAGTCAACATAGACATAACCGTGATTCGGATCGTAAGTACAGTAGTGGCCTGTCTCCGTTAGCTGGTCTTGAGCTGGCGAATCTACGCAACCGAGTGATAGGACTATCAATATGAAGGTCAGGATAGCGATCAGCACCTTGCTTAAGACCCTCAATTTGATGAATCACCTCCTTCTGGTTCGATTATAACTACAAAATCGAATTTGCCCTCCAAGCATTCCTTTAGACGCCGAACAGTGCAGATACGCTCAGATAATTCTGCTGCTGGTACGTAATCTTCGTCTCGCATCATTTCATTCAGGACAAACTCTTTCCATCTCAGCCAGTCACTGAGATAGACAGCATTCCTTCCTTCGAGAACCAGAATTTCACCCATCGACAACTATCACAATATTGAACTTACCATTGAACGCTCGATTGATATAGCGAATCTCCCATAATGTCTCGATAGTTTCATCTTCTATCTCTGACAATCTCTGATCATACTCTTCTGAATCCTTGAGACACTCTTTATAAGCCTCCTCCAGTTCCTCGAGATACTCTTCCAAACTCTCTTTCTCTAAGGAAAGAGCAGAAAGACTCCATCTGTTGGAGTCCGGTTCCAGAATGTATACTTCACTCATCATTGATAATGACAATATCGAATCGTCCCTTAAGCGCTTGATCAATATATCGAATTTCCCAAACCGCCTCTTGGAATAGCTCTCGGATCGTCTTTGCTTCCAGTGACCGTGGATCGCACTTTGGCAGTAACCGCTTAAACCTCTCAAGACGCTTGATAAGAATCCTCCGTTCACTTAGGAGGCTTGTAAGATCCCAGCTATTGCAGTGCCGTTGTAGGATATACACCTCACCCATCGGCAATGATGACTATGTCAAACTTACCGTCGAGTGCCTGATCTATAAATCGAATGTCGCGGCGGACCTCGTAAAGATTCTTCATCAGCGTCTCTTGGTATTCAGGTTCAGAACCTATCTCCAACCGAGTCTCTAAGTCCTCAAGTTCGAGGAGGAGAGCCTGCTTCACAAGTGTGAGAGAGCTGGACTGCCACACATCGCCAATTCGCTCGATAATGATGACGTCACTCATGCACCACGATGATATTGAACTTGCCTGCAAGCGCTGACTCAATGTCACGTAAAGATCTGTATGTCTCGTAAAGATCATCGAGAACTCGATGTTCCATCGAAGGTGATAGATCTCCCTCCAATACGGCTTCCAGATGACTGAGTTTGCGAATTTGCCAGTCGCGTGTCTTTGTAAGTCTCTCTAACGCGCCTCCCAACTGATGCACGATAACAACTTCAGGCATCGATGCGCGATTCATCATCAGACTGCTTCTTTCTGTGGTATATCTCTTTGTTGATCTTTGCTATAATATCTTTCGTTTCTGCTATCCTGTCTAATAAACGATTTTCCCTCCTCTGTTGTATGCTTCTGTAATGGCTAAGGTACCAAATCGTCCTCTTCCGTTTCATCTTCCTACTCTTCTCAAGAATACGGTCTACATCCATCACACGTCCACCACGACAAGATTTAGAGAACCTGACAGCAGTTGCTCAAGATGGCGCAAGGCCAGCCGTAGAACGTAGATCCGATCGAGAAGCTCCTCTTCTCTCTCCGTAAATGGAGAATGTGCTCGGTTCGAGAAATACTCCTCGAGCGCTCGGAGCTCAAACTGATGCGTTCCTACTGCGCGTGATAGTACTCGTACCTGGATTGCTCTCCCATTCCGCTTGTAAACCACAACTTCAGGCATCCGCAATTATCACGATATCAAACCGTCCGCTTAAAGCTCTCTTGACTTCCGAGAGTGGCCAGTAGTTCCAAGCTAACTGATCAAGAAGGCATTTCTCTACGCCCGAATCCAACTCAGGCTTGTTCAAAGAATCTTCCAACAGGTTAAGTCTCCGAAGCAACTCATTACGTCTACGAGAGAGGACTGTGCGTTTCCGTTGTCGTTCTTCGCATTCGTATATCACAACTTCCGCCATAATTAAGTATTCGATTCGCCAGTTCGTCTGCTCTACGAAGATAGACTTCGTCTCGTGGTATCTTTCTCAGTATAGGCCAGTGGCTGAACATCGAGAGTAAGATCTGGATTGTAGAGTTGAGTTTCTCGAGTTCTGAGTTTCGAATCTGCCAACGGCCGAGTAGCTGGTTAACCACGAGAGCGCTATCAGAACAGACAACTATTTGATCATCACTACTCGCCTTTACGATTTCTAGCGCTCGCTGGACTGCTTTGTATTCCGCAACGTTATTAGTGGTTTGACCAAGATACTCCGAGTGCTCCAATACAACTCGACCTTCTTTGAGCACTACTATTCCAACTGCTGCCTCTCCAGGATTACCTCGACTCGCTCCATCCACATAGATCTTGATTTCAGCCATAGGCTACATCCTCCCGCTTGCCCCGTTGAATTGCCTCCTTCAACGACTTGAACTCACGTATCACACCGTCAGCCTCAAAGTATCTGATAATATTTCCGAACTGTTCTGCCTGGCCCTTGACACGTTCCGCACCTGCAAGAACGAAGTCCACATAGTCTTCGACATCCTTGATCGTTCTGACTTCCTTCAGAACTTCCTCCAATCTTTTCTCATCCTGCTCTTCGGTCATGCACCTATTCGATACGGAGTCCGATCTCTCCACTCCGATTGCTTTCCTTCGTTCCATGCCCTCACGTTCGATAGATAACCTACGACTCGTGAGAAGACATCCGCTGGACCACCACATTCAGGGCATCGCCAATGCTCACCTGAGAAAGTCTGATGGCACTTTGAGCACACACTAAACGTTGGTGTGATTGTGAAGTATGGTAGGCAGGTTCGATTCACCAGTCTTTCAGCTAAGAATGGAATTACTCTCGCATCGGGACGCTCGGGTAAGAATACATGGAACACAGTTCCACCAGTATACAACCGCTGAAGTTGCTCTTGATGCCTCACTGCTTTACCTAAGTTCTGGGTGTATCCGACCGGGAGCATCGTCGAGTTAGTGTAGTAGGGCGCCTTCCGATTGCCTGAAACGTAACAGCCTGGTAGGGACTTGACGTCGATCTTTGCAAGTCTATGCGAACACCCCTCGGCAGGTGTTGCTTCAAGGTTCCACAGGTCGCCAGTCTCTTCCTGATATTCAACCAGTCTCTCTCTCATCACGATCAGGACTCTCTTCATCAGGTTCAGACCTTCAGGATCGGCAATCGAGCAACCTAAGAAATTCTGACATGCCTCTTCGCCACCTACGAGCCCGATGGTCGAGAAGTGATGATCGAATCCTGGCAGAAAGTTTCGCGAATATGGCATGAGGCCTTCATTGAAGCTCCTGTTACAAATCGCTCGTTTGATGACCAATGACTGCTTTGCCAGATCCATGTAATGTACGACGTTCTCGAAGAACTCTGATTCGTCTTTGGAGAGGTAAGCGAGTCTGGCAAGGTTCAGAGTAACGACTCCGATACTGCCCGTAGTATCGCCGAAGCCGAACAAGCCACCTGTCTTTCTTTTAAGTTGGGTTAGATCCAAACTCAAGTGACAGCACATTGAACGGACATCGTGACGTTTCAGGCCGGTGTTCTCTGAACAGTTTTGGAAGTATGGGATCCCGAACTTTGCGGTTACCTGTGCTAATTTTCTACCTACTTCAGTATCCCAACTGAAAGCGTCATCCATGAGATAAGTTGGTATTGGAAACCTGAACACTCCGCCGTTCGCATCTCCTTCTTCCAGTACGTCCAAGAATGCCAGATTAAACATCTCGATCTCTTGCTCAAAATCACCGTATACCTTATCCTGTAACTGACCACCCACGATAACGGCTTGGTCCTTGAGGTCATCAGGAGGAACGAGGTCGAGTGTAAAGTTCAAGAACGGGCTTTCCAAGCCCCACCTGGTCGGTTCATTCACCCCATACACGAACTCCTGGATCGTTTGTTTGACTTGGTTGAAAGTCAGCCCATCGTAATAAATGAAGGGAGCCAACAGCACGTCGACTGAATTCCAGGCCATAGCACCCGCCCACTCCTGTTGCAAGACTCCAACAGCATTCATCAGTTGACCTAATGCAGATGAGAAGTGTCTTGGTGGACGACTCCGAACTACACCGGGCGGACCGCTGAAACCGCGAGACAGTAGATCTTGTAAACTCCAACCACTGCAATAGCCGACTATACCCGCTCCTAGGTCATGAATATGAAAGAACCCCTCCGTATGCGCCTTCGCTATCTCCGGAGGATAGACATGTTTCAATACATATCGAGCTATCTCAGACTCCGCAAGATATGCCTTCAAACCTCCAACTGACCTTATACGGTTGGCATTCTCGTTTGCACCATCAACACGACTTCGCCAAGTTCGACCCTTGATATATGTCTCCACTCTACTCATTGTCTTGACTTTCTTCTTTCTCCTTTAAATCTAACTTATAATTACCGTCAGAACGAGGAAACAGCCGAATCCAGGATTTGTCATAGTTTGAGTATCGCTCTATGTGTCTGTCGTCCGCAAGTTCAACATTCGGTGCATTCGGATCCAATCCGTATAATTTAGCAACCTGAGAAGCGGCTAGATATCGAATTTTTCTATCTCGGTCGAGGGTATGGCCTCCGAACACTAAGAACTTCATCTTCGCTCACCTTCATCCAAAACAGTCTTCCAATCCCTCCTCTTGATCGCTTCCATTAAGGTAGGCAGTTGTCTCCACTTCAAACTCAACAATATGCCAAGCACGATCAGCCCCAGCCCGTACCACTCGTGACCAATGACTTCGATATCAAAGCCACCGAATCGTATGTAATGCTCCATCATGAGGAAGAATCCGCTGCTTAGAAGAACACCACTCACGAGCCAACGATAGTACCGAAGGCACGACCTCGAAAAATCACTCTTGCCTGTCATCCATCTCTCATTACATTGGAGAATGCAAAGTTCAAGAGCCATTTGTTGTATTGTTTTGTTTCCAAGCTTTCTTATTCTTCCCAATCCCATAACTGAACCTATCTATGAACTCGAAGACGTCTCCAACTCTGTTATTCCAATCATCATTCCAGTCTCTTACTAACAACATTGGATCGTCCTTGTATTTCAGATAGAACTCACAGACTGATTTAATCTGTTCTTTGATTTCATCTTTAAATTCGCCCAGAAGAGAAAATGCAGTCCAGTGCTTCCTCTTCGGTATCAAATTCTTTCTCATCTGATATGAGTGCTCGGAGAATCATCTCGAAACATGACTGTGCTAGCTCATTATCTGGTATCTTCACTTCATTATCCAAGTCCAGTGGTTCCGGTTCACTCATTTTTTTTCTTCTCACTCCTATGAGTAAAAAATTATTTCCCCCTTAGTTCTTCTATAATTCTGGTTATTCTCTCAAATTCTCCGTAGTTCTCCGCAACAATACCATTCCCGAAGTCTATCACGAATCCTTGCTGAAGAACACTCTCTACGATTTTTCGTCGCAATGTATCTGGATTTATATGTGGTTTCCCTTTCCCAAATTCCCAGTCCAGTTTTGTTTGTTCACTCATTTCTCCCTCTCACCTTTCCTCAAATCCTCAATATGCTCACGAACCCCACTTCATATATTCTTCCTCCTCTCTGTCTTATACCAAATCAATGCTTGAGCGAGTACATCGGCAAGCTTTCTGTTCTCGAATTCGCATAGAGTCTCAATTTCATCACAACGCCAACCCTCATATTCCACTATATAGCTATTCCTTTCCTTGTATACACAGAGCATGAAATGGTTACCCTTGGAAGTTCTCACAAGGCTGGGCAGTTCCTTCATCAGTTCTGTTGCCGTGTATGCTGGTATTTTCTCTGTGACTCTCCTGCCAGCACCGCTATAATCGAAATCGTCTTCATCTACCATTGCACAATCTACCGATGTATCACTCCACACTCGCCAGTTGAAGAGATTAGAAGAGTTCACACCGGCCTTTTGTAGCTCCTTTGCAACCTCCAGAGAAACAACATTATCCTCTACTCTACCCATTGTGCCTTTCACGAATACAATTCCTCCAAATCAGGTTCATTTAACTCTAACTTCAGAATCAGATTCAGATCCCCTGTCAGCAACTGCTGCATGTGCGAGATAGCAGCCTTCAACGCAACGAGGCGCATAGATTCGAGCCTGACATGTTCAGGATAGCCTAAGTCTATCTCCTCCTCAATAAGCCTCGACAGTTCTCGCTGCTTCTCTGCTATCAGATCCGAGAACCGAATCAGCGAATTCCATTGCAGTTTGCCATGCCTGATGGGAATTATGACTACCTCAGCCATCTTTCCAACCCTAATTGGTTATCATCCCAACCGAGTATCCACCTTCGAGCTATCTCGCAATGTTGCTCCTTATCAGCCGCCGGTAAGATGATCCCAATCTTTGTCATCCACTGAATCATTCCTCGACATGTCCACACCATAAGCAAACTAACACTGGTATAAACCTCACACCATCTCTATTGGCTTCGACATGGATGTGGAACTCCTTTCCGATTGAAAAAGGAAGAGGACAGACTCGCACGATTTCCATCATTTCTCACCAGATGCACATATTTGGCTCAGAACGAAATTTTGTTGAGGAGACATAGTTTGATATAGGTCTAACTGAGAAATTCGCTTGAGCCTCACCTATGTGCGTCTCACGGGAAATCTGCACTCAATCATTGGCTACACGGCTGGTGCGCCGAAGTCCTTCGCTAATTGTTCTAAGTTGCCTACCTCTGTCTCCAGTTTGTCTATTATCCTGAGCAACTCCTGAAAGTCCTCTATGCTCAAAGTCACAGTGCCTCGCTTCCTGTCCCATTCAAGCACCTCGATCCGATGGTATTCCAGCAGACTCTTTAACTCGTCTTCTAAATCAACTTCTACCATTTTGTCTCAGCAGATTCCTGTAAGATAACCTCAAATCTCAAAATCTTACGGTCCTTGAAGAACTGGATCGCTGCTCGAACGTCCGGCAACACGAACCGGTCAACGTGCTGTTTCTCCTCTTGAAGAACTGCGATGCAAACACCGTCAGGCTTGACAATTAATCTATGGAGAAAACTTCGCTCTAAGATTTTCGCAAACGCTACGTTCTCTAACTCTTTGTGAATTAGACAGGTGTACTCGACTCCAGGGACGACCTCGACCTTACCACCGAGCTGGGATTTGTCCAATAGAACTAACTTACCGTCTGCCTGCGTGCCACCGTGCAGGTAGCTGATCCAGTTCTTACCATCCTTATCACGCCGGAATTTCAGATTTATTAGCTTGCCCTCCCACTCAGGTTTGAACTCTGAACTGGACATATTCAACCAACCTCCAACTCGTATGAATACCCTTCATAGCTTGGCTTTCGAACCGTGACGACGCCATGCTGGTCCACAAGTGAGAGTAAAGTCCAGAGATCTGGAACTTCTACGACCCAGACATCCTCAGATGCCCACTCAAACTTCCAATAAGGTGAGTCGCCAGTTACTCTGTGAGCAACCGTAAGCACCGCGCCTTCACACGGCTTCCATCCCTCTACTCTACGATTCTTCACAACGAACTTCATCGCTCCACCTTCCATAAAAGAAATCGTAATGTTTTGATGTTCTGTCGAGCGAATTCACAAACGATGCAATAGACCCATGTTGGGATAATATATTTCTTGCCTTCTTGAAACCGACCCCGGGCAATGTCCGTAAACACTCAATGCGTAGCTCGTCCAGCGACCTGTCTCGTTTCTTGACTCTTGCAGGCGGTTCATTACGTCCACTCTTCTCAAGTTTCCGAAACAGGTAGAGGAAGAACAACTCTGCCTCACGTCTGGACTCAAACTGGCAATATGGAATCTGATGGTACGCAAGCGTTGCCAGAATACCGAAGTATGTCAGATAGCCTCCCTTTCGGAACTTCCATTCCCGTCGTAAGTCCTTCCTCGACGCATCAATCCAGACCAATACATGGTCATAGTTCTCTTGCATCGCGAACAAATTACGCCAGAACCGCTCGTCACGGACAGAATTAAGCAGGTCCGGAGCAGACTTCCGCTCGATAATAAGACGTCCAAATTCAATGTCACCGACCTCAAGCTTCCGAACTTCAACCTCAAAGTCTCGTTGCTTGCGGAACATGTTACGAACTGCCATCAACCTCTCACGAGTATCAATCACTATCTTTACCATCTCTATCAAGAGAAACTACTTCATCAGGAGAAACTATCTTGCCTCTCACAAGCAGAGCCCGGGCATATAACTGTGATATCTCTCTCCGTTCCGACATACCGTTCTCGATGACACGCGCTCCCAACTTCTCTATCGTTATCGCATTCATAGATAATTATTTACTCAGACAGCCAGCAGACATATCGGGAGGTAGCACTGTCATCCGCAACTCTACTCATACCATGTCCATCCTTCTCCATCCACATATCTCTTTCCTATACGATTAGACTCACACAATAGCTCTCTTCTCACTTCCTCCTCCGCTGTTTCATATAGCGCCTCTCTCGACACCGGACACGTATGAATCTCCATCACGAAGGCATCATCCATAGGCTCATAACGAAGCTTGACCTCGCAGCCGCTGCACTCCTTCGCAAACTTTATCCATTCACATATCTCTTCGCTGTCGGTAATGCACTTCCATTCATTATCGTATTCGTTTCGCAACACAAAGACCGCTACAATCGGAATAGTTTCTACATGCTTTACAATCTTACTCAGCTCTGAAATGTTAATCTGTCGTCTGTTTCTCTTCAACCTCTGATTACAAGCCGCCGCTCTATTCACTGCCATATCGTTAGCTTCTCCTGCACCATTCGCACATATTTCGCTCAGAACGAAATGTTCCATCTTAGACATAGTTTAATATAGACTTGAGTAGAAAATTTGCACTACGCTTATTTATGTGCGTCTCATAAAGAATCTGAGTAGCCTCTTTGATGTGATTTCTTAAAATCCTATCCTCTCTATCACAGAAGTCTCTTTCGAACTCGACTCGCTTTGCCTCATTTACCCATCTATCGTCAGATAGACTCTCCAACTTGCCAGACAATATAACCTAACTCGAACTTCTTCCTATTCAATCTCCAACCGAGAACCCTCCAATCGAAGCAGACAGCCCTTAGCTCCGACATGACCAGCAACCGATGAGCGTACATACGCTCCACGTATTCATCAAAAAATAGTACCCAGCGCTGACCTTCATCTAACGTGCCTTCCATTGATAGAACCTCAGTATGCACTTTGTCGTCAGGAACAGAATCGAGTTTGTAACGCTCCCTCTCGACTACATCGGCAAATGTGTCTATCACCACCACGATCGAACCTTCCGGGACAGCCCTCAGCAACTTAACCGGCTTCCTCAGAACATGCAAAATGTTAGCAAACACATAGACAGCCTTTCGCATCTCTAAGACTGTTGTATCCTCGAGATCCACTTGCACTGGATACACGCGATGGTGATACGCAAGCGACCTTAGAAACTCCTTACGCCCCTCAAGCGCCACGATTGGAACTCTTATGCCTTTTTGTATTTCCCTGCTCCAGAGCGCATCACCAGCACCCACATCGACTATCACCCGAACATCAAGTGGAATATGTGGTAGTATCTCCTTCACTATTTCAGAGTTCCTTTCAAAGAATTCGTAGTTACACGCTCTTGAATCATCCACACTGCGCGGTCGTCCCAACAGCCTTGCCTTGAAATATTCTTCTATGTCCATTTCCGAGTCTCCTACTCAGAACTCGTAGCCCACCAGAGGCCTAACGCTATTAATAGAAAAGCCTACTACCTCTAAAATGCACAATCGTAGACCCGGACCAAGCAACATGATCTGCCTCAGTCCCAGAACTAGAAGTACATAAGGTACTAACATCACTCCGATTATAGCTTCTATATCCATTCTCGCAATACCTCCATCTGTTTCAAGAACTCCTTGCCTCTGCCCATCCTCATGTAATACGCGGGATGATGAACATAAAGAACCTTACGTAATCGAAAGTTGATCCATTGGTCCGTAACGCTACCCGGCTCAGGATATGTCAACTGCTTCTTCACGAATCTTCCCACAAGCGAATCAAAAGCAACCGTCCCTAATGCCACTATGATGTCAGGTTCAATCTCCTCAATCTCTGAGAACAAGAAGCCTTGACAGTTGCGCCTCATGTTCAACAATGGTTGAACGTTGTCATACGTAGCGCACGAGACAGCATTCGTAATGAACACATCATCCCGTGTTAGACCCAACATCTTTAGAGCGTCATCAACCAATCAACCGCTTCCGCCGGTAAAGGGACGTATATTGAAGGCATTTCGGATAGCACGGATTCTGACCCACGAGCATTATTGTGGCTTGGTCATTACCGTTTGCTATACTGCGACCAGCGATGATCTCATCGTTACATCGTCTACACGCAAGCCTCAGCTGCTGAATTCTACCCACGCTACCGACTAGTCTCCCACGCTTGATCACACTCATCTTCAATAATCTCCTAATCTCCGCTGTGGAGTAATAAGCACCCGCTCCAGGTCTCGAAGTGGTGTCAAGAACCAGCGATCCACGATCTTCCTCCAATCTATATCCCATCTCGATCGTATCTCACTATCCGGTAGGTCAGGTGGCACAGCTATAACCTCAAGCTTCGGATCCTTGATGAACAACCACGGCACCTCCTCACCTGGAAGATATCGATAGCCAAATACTCTTGCCGCGTTCTCTGTTGCTCTTGACCAATACGTATGTGAATTTCCTTTTGTGAGCTTGGTCCGCTCCACTAACTTGGAGATCGACACGGAAGATGGATCTAACCCCGACACTCGATCCTTGAGATCGTCGTATTTGTCCATTCTGCCAGAGACTAGGTACCTAATAGCTTCGGTCAGATAGCTCTTCAATATCAAAGGCATGTCTCTCCGAACTGCTGCGATACCTCGCATCTCTATTGAACCATCTTCCTTCAATCCAATCCATTTCTTCTTCTTGCCCAATAATACGAGACGCTTGAAGTGATAGTTGAGATCAACCTCAAACCCTTCACCGAGGAAGTCGTTCACTTGAGACACGAGACGGTCAGGATCCTTCACGCTCGGAACGAACAAGGAATCAGTATCACCATACACGACCTTAAAACCTCTCGCCTTGAGGAACTCTACAGAATCCATTAACAACTGCCTTCCCCTCGATGTTACTTTCTCAGCCAAGTCTCGATTAAATAAACGGAAGTTTCGGAAGCCTATGACACCATAAGTAGAATTCACAAGACCTTTCGCAACCATGTACTTACGGCGCGCCTCAGGCGTTTGTTCCATTGACTTGTACTTTTGTCGGAGCTCCATCAGTCTCTTCACAATCGCAGGTAGTATACCTAACTCTTCCTCGCTATGCAACTCAGGTGAGATATTTTCAGAGATTATAATCGACGGGTACATGCTCTTGAAGTCCAACACCGCTACATCCGAATAGACCCCGGCCTCAGGTTGCAACACAAGTGCGCCAGAGAATTTGGAACCCTCTCCCGAATTCCATTCCTGTCGCTTGGAAGGAACTCTCAATCCTCGATTATGAGCCTCTTCGATATATAGGTAGTCTATTATACGCGAGTTGGAACTCAATTCTCGTAGCGGTAATGGAGCATACCGTTGTCGTTCAGCAAGACTTGCAACCAATGATAGTTCCATGTCCAACCGTTTCAAGAGCTCAACGTCTCGAACATTATACCTTACGAGCTCAGCAGGACGCTCCTCAAGCAACTCCCTGATGTTACTTCTATCAACCTTGATCTTGCCGACATTTAAATGATACTGAGCCACCGCATCAAGCGATAAGCCAACCTCGGGGCGTCCCATCACCGAGATGTAGACATCCATCATGTCCAGCAAATCAAGTCCTCGAACAATGTAGTCTGCTGATGCGAATCCTTTACTGCGCTTGACTGCAGCTTTCCTGAATGGAGACAGATTCCTTAGAAAGTCTATGCCGTTCCGCTCACTCCGCCTAATTAAGTACGGAACATCAAACCTGTTTGAGTACCATCCACAAATTACATCAGGGCTGAAAAAGCGGATATATTTCAGTAGTTTCTCAATGATCTCCCTCTCCGAAGAAACCTCGACACATCGTATATCATCAGCATCGAACTCTGCATCCGCTTGAACAATAGCAACAGAATAATCAGAGCGATTCGTCGCGAGTGCTACCGAAGCAATCTCCCGACTGTAATCTTGCAACTCAGAAGCACGACTGACTGCCACCTCAATATCAACGTAGAGAACATGCTTGTTCAAATCCAGTTCCGGCTTCTCTCTCAGACAGTATCGCCACAGAGGCGACAGGTCTCGCTCGAATGTTCGAGCATAAGGATCTATACTTCGTCTCCCAATGACCTTTCTTAATCTTTCATTCCATAGTCCGATTCCATCCTCACCATGCTCATCCTCAACGAAATAGTAGTTCTCTTCTTTGGAGACCAACCGCCACCTGCCACCCACTTTCTGGTATATGTTATCACCGATAGCCTCGACCATAGTAGGTTTCCCAGCTTTCATTTCTAAGTTACACGCTTCCGCAGTGGACAATCTTCACAACAAAAACCCCTTCTTGAAAGCAGTGCACAAGACAGCGGATACTCTTTTCCTTCATAGATGTGCTTCAGCTGATACCACGTCTTCTCCGGCTCGAAGTCCTGCCAATGAAATGACCGTATTTCCTTGAAAGTATCCTCGATAGACTGACCAATGTATCGTCGAGACAATGTCCAATACACCCGCCCGAGATGTGTTGGATTCGGTCGCCGAACTTCTCTTTCGAGGCAGTAATAGAATGGCAAAGCAGTCTTACTACGTAACGATCCAGCCGAGCGCCCCTCTATCTTATCAAATCGAATCTGCAGAACCCTCTTCGAATCCAACTCTGGAAAACTCGGCCGTTGCTCATGAGCAGCTATCAGTTGTGATACTCCACCATGTCTAACATTGATGGTACCGGGCACTCTCATTAGCCTTGTCGGATTTGGATCCGAAGCGTTCTGATCAAAAAACCTGAGCCTGCCAAACTCCGATAGCAAATCCCGGTATATTTGTCTCGCGTGATCGATTTCAATAGCAGTGCTGTCCATCAGTACATGAAACCCTCTACCCGACGACCACAAATAGACCGATGAGTACCGCTTCAATATGAGGAACTTGTAGAAGAGATTGACCTCATCGTAGAACTCATCCAACTTCTCAGCGTCCTTCGGAGGATCGAAGTCCCAGAATAGCACTAACAGCCGGGCAGGTTGCCAATCTTCATCAAACGCGCCTCTACTGATGTAGCAATCGTCTCTACCATTGAACTCCTGAATCAATGACTTAATTATCTGTTCTTTCCTAACTCGAAACTCTGGCGGGAAGTTATCAGGAAACACTAAGCTTCGTCCGCCATACTCGGTGCTCAGAATATTCATCCCTCGAATTCTCGAAATCCATAGTCCCGCTCCAGCGTGACATAGAACGACTCGTCCCTGAGCAACTTGTAAGGATGCCGATCGACATGTATGACTCGGCCCTTGTCCTTCACTCGATCATAGAGATACTTATTGGGCATTGAAATCCTGATGATATATTTCAGGTTATAAAAGATGTTAGCACCGCCAAAGACTGATTCTCTTGCAACGAGTTGCGGTGGTCGAGAAATGTGGTTAACCAACGCAACCAAGCAACTATGACTCTCAGCAGATTCCTGTAACACTCCAAACAATGTATTCTCCATATCAGCTCGGGCAGGTAGATTTTTAGTTGCTGTCCCGAGCACGCTCTTCAAAGGCGCTGACAACGAATCCACGACAATAACCGAATACTTCTCGAAATCCAGTTGCGGCTGGCTCATCTGAATTGTCAACTCAAACTTTCCACCCTCCGAGATCTTCCATGACAGGTCGATGCCAAAAAGCCTGAAGAGCTCCCGTATCCCACGTGCAACTCGAACTTCTGGAACCTTCTCTGATCCGAACCTATTTCCGAGACACTTGAATAGGTGCTTGAAGCCCTTCATAGGAAATCCTTCAGTCTCTATAATGATCACTTCCTCATCAGGATGGTCAGCAAGATACTTCATTGATAGTTGTGTCTCCAGCCATGTCTTTCCACTCATCGGAACCCCTGTGATTCCAAGGAGAGAACCAAGCTCTATCTCAAGTGCCTCGTCTAAAGCTGGTAGCCCAAACTCTACTAAGGAACTGTTACAAGTCGTCCCTGTATTCAGATATGGAGAAATGTCTATACTCTTCAAATATTCGATATGTTTGCAATGACCGTGGCTTCTATACCCGAGACAGTTGCAGGTATAGGTCTGCTCAACGACATGATAGCAAGCCTTCCAGACCTTCTTGCCCGATTCGGACGGGAACGACCAGCAAAGGTCGCCCCCGATCCGTTCGGGTTCAGCATTCAGCGGTCTCATTTCTGTTTGGCCTTCTGTACCTTCTTTTCCTTCTCACACTCGACGATAAAGGTATTCTTGTCTGGTCGTGAGATAACTACTACTCTGCCTCGGAAGAAGTCGTCGCTGCCCCACTTACCGCCTGCCTTCTCAATAGCATCGACGATTGATGAGTACAACACTCCTGGTCCAAGTAGCACCTGCTCCTTTCCGCCTTTCGATAGATTGTGCACCCTGATTTGGTACTGGCTCCAAGGACATATTCTCCCGAGTAAGTCTTCTTCACCCTCTTCTATCCAATAGAGATCGCTGACCAGCTCCACTCGCAGCGTTTCACCCACATCGATTGTCTTCCAAGGCGGCAGACTCGCCGCCTTAACCTCCTCTCTTGTCGGTTTTCGCATACCTACCACCTCACAGACCGTCCTATATGGACACTGTGAGCATAAACTCGATATTTTAGGTTTGAATTCAGAATCAGCCCTTATTCGTTCGATCTCTCGACGAATCTCAGCCCACTTCGCCGAGAGTGATCGACCTAACTCCTGATTTGTCCGGGTAAATGTCTCACCCGAACTAAGATAACTCCACCTATATAGAAGCTTCGAAGCACAAGACCTCGTAAGGGCATAATACAACAACATCTGAAGGAGCTCTCGATCGACTCTCCGCTGTCCGGTCTTGAAGTCTTCAATAACTACTGTCCCGTTACTACGCTTGAATATAGCATCCACTCTTCCCACAAACTGATACCCATCTATCTCTGCCTCGAACGGAACTTCAGTACCAATGAAGATTTCCCTCCTCCTTCGTGAATGTTCACGATACCAATTCTGAAGGCACCTGACAGCTTGAGCGCCAACTTCCTTCAACGTCTCTAATTCATTAGTCAGAGATGATTCATTCCGCAAGATACGCGAGATAGACTCGTGAACCCTCAATCCACGGACAATCGCATCTGGCAATTCTGGCGGCGCCTTCTTCTCAATCCATACGAATCTATAGAGTCGCGGACAAATTTGATATTCAATCAACTTTGAATAGCTCCACTTATCCTCCATCTTCGGTGTCGTATTCGATTGAACCTCCCATGACTCTTCTCGTATGCCTCATAAGCAAACTTATCTAGGTCGAACCGATCTATTGAATATACCAATCCGCACCTCTCACAATAGACTTCATTCTCCTCACAAACTAGGAGCCCGCCACACGAACATGTCGGAGGCTCAACCGGCGATGGTTCCTCCAGCTCATAATAAGCGTCAGGTGAATTAACGATTGTGTTGAAAGAAATAAGAGGTTGGCGAAGCGATGCCTTATAGCCCCGGATGACCGACTGAATGAAATGCGACTGAACATATTCCCATTCTATTGACCTGAAGAAAGCTGGAACTGTCAAGATAAGTCTACCTCGGAGCACGAGCCAGATCTCGCCAACCTCACCCTCAAACCGGGCAATCTCAACTCCTCTGCGTTGGAAGAACAACACTGGATCAAACACCCTCATAGCCGAAAGATGCCGTTCTGACGTAACTCCAACAACCCTGGCGTGCCGAAATCCTCCCAGTGCTCAATGACCTGCTTATTTGGGATTTTCCCCGATTTCACTCTCTCGATCTGCCTAAGTGCTTCCTCTATCTCGATCTTCTGAACAACCGGTCGTTCCCTCGTGCCTCTCATGCGAATCGCAAAGCCGACTCGCCAGAATACACGAAGTCCCCATTGGTATTGCCCGGTCTCCTCGTCGTATACATCTATTCCTTCCATTTTCTTTTGCCCTCCTTCATCTTTTTGAGCCTTATCTGATTAATCAAGAACGGAATCAAGACCTGTCCAGGAATAACTACCGAAGTTTCATCATCCCGCCGGTACCGCTCTATTAGTCTCCACAGAGCAGGCGGTTCGGAATTAATCAGAATCCGGTGCAACGGAACGCGAATTGAGCTCATCGGTGATCTTCTGGAGATAATGCATCCTATCGAGCAACTCAGAATATGTCTTAAGGAGTGGCGAGGAGGAATTCAACAAGATGAGATAACTATTTCCAATTCTAACACGTCTTATCAGCCCGACATTCTCGAGGTCTCGAACCACTTTATGAAGAGTCGGGTATGAAACTCCCAAGCGTCGAGCGAGTCCGAGTTGGCTACCGTACCACTCCTCCTGAAACAGGAACTCTACAAGCCTCACGTGAAGCGACTTGCCGAATACCTTACGGACGACGTCTACCATCTTGAGCCTCCTCAACAATTCGTCTACCTGAACCGTTACAAACAATGCACTCGGCCGTCACGATAGGCTTCATCGTGCCATCCTTTCGCAACAAGCAGGAGACTACAACGATACCAGTGCCACCGCAGACAGGACAGCACTCGATTGAACAGAAGACCTTGGCAGCCATTACTCAGACCTGAACTTCGACTCTATTTGCTCGAACTCCCCATAAGTCACAATCCCGAGTCCAAGCAACACAACCTTCATCCCAGCGCAGAAACCTTCATGATAATCTCTATTAACCTCGCTGGCATGTGCAAGAGCAAACGATTCCTCGTATTGCACCAGACACCTTTCCTTAAAATCACTCTCAGCCTTCAACCTTGGATTCCTCCACTAACTCCTGTACCTCTTCCTGAATTTTGCTGAACTCCGACCTATCAACTATGCCAAGTTCGTTGAGAATGTATTCAGCTGCTGAACATGGCCCTAAATAGTAAGCACCGACCTCTCCATCTGAGCGTAGGCAAGCTTCAAAGTCAAACTTGTAAACCTGTATAAACTTCTCTTTCTGAGTTTTACTGACTCTGATTATCATACTCCGCCTGCACCTCGAGAAGCCAACGCGTTATATCCGAGTCCTCAATGAGATTAAGTCGTCTCAGCGCCGTCTCGATTCCAGAACAGAATCCCAAGTAATGGTTGGCAGCAGGATCGTTACCCGATAGCGTCGCTGATATGAATGCTCTAAATCCTGATTTGTAATCATCGATAAGTTGCTGGGGCACCTCAGAACACCCAGAATCGACATTACCCACGGAACGCCTGAGTTCTGTGATGACCTCGTTATACGTGTCATGCTTTGCCCACCGATAGACTTCGTCCCGTGGTGTTTGCGCGTTAAGCAGCTCGCGGAAATTACGTCGTTGCATCCTCTCAACCCTCCGGAGAATCTCTATCAAGTTCATCGTTTCAGGCTCCGAAGAAATAACAGTTCTTTTATCGCCACCTCACGCATATCTTGAAGAGAACCAGCTTCCTTCGCAACAACCCAATCTGTCCAAGGCGTGAACAGACAGCCCTCTGCACCAGTTACGCGACGAACTGGGCAACCTAAGCAGCCGTCGATGTTATACACCTCACACAAAGCGCAGTTCTTATGTCCTTCTTCAAGTCTGCTGTCAAACTCTTCCTTCGTTTGAATCTTATTAAGATGATCCACCACATCTTCCCACTTCTCGATAGAGAGATCGAGCGGATCTTCACCCGCCCGAAGTCTCTTCAACATTTCTTCTCGATTCATTTTCTTGCCTTGATGAATCCGTATACATAGTGATGTTCAGCATCACCAATACTGAACACCGATTCTTCTCTCTTCAGCGCTTCCTCGACCTCTTCATCCCAAACATCGCCGTCAGACGACGCATAATGACCGCTTGTGTCTTCCTCTGCCAGCAAGATCTCGAAACAATTTTCGCCAGTTTCTCGTTCGCCTCGGATGAGCGTCTCGCAGATGTCGCGTCCCTCGAGATCCTCAAAATCCTCTATGAGTTCAGCAATAGTGATCTTCATCTGTTTCAGCACACCTCCTTAGGATACAGCAGTCTTTCTGTCGTCTCATAGTGCCCCTTGCTGAACACGCCACTTCGTTGATAAATCTTGCCTCGAAATTTCTCTGGAACTCTTAGAATGACCGTTCCATCAGCTTTCCACTCCACCTGTATACCCACAGATGCAGCAAAGTCGTCAAAGGGCACAGCATTAGAACCGCAACCCCGACCGTCTTCCGCTATAATAACAACCTCTTCAAAACTCATCGAAGAGGTTGAAGATTGACGATTCGTCCCGCGCACCTCAACTACTCTCCCGGCGTTTCGCTCCTCACGTGCATCCGATTCGCCACTCCCGGATGCTGCTATCTGAGAATCTACTTCTTCACTCATTTCTTCTCACCTGATCGGAAGGATCGGGAGTCGAACCCGATACCAATACCACACCTTCCACGAGGGAAGAAATAACGCCTGCCTCACGAATCGAGACAGGCTCCAAATTATAAATGAAGCAATGACTGTCACCACTAATAATCTCTCGCTGCACCTCTCACTAACCGTCCTTCCCGATTAGTTTTTACCCCACTCTCGCGGCGAGTTGTTCTCGCCTTAATGTTGTTCCTGTCTTTCCCTCCGCGCACGCATATTATCTCAGACAGGAGTCCCAAGCGAGAACCTTCCTCGCCGCTTGCGTAGGAACCGCTCGGGTTGGGAAGGTTCAACCCTCACTCGCCCCATCGAGCGGGAACTTCCGCGGCTCTTCCCACCTTCATTCGACTACGTATATAGGTTAGTTGAGGGTATATAAATAACTTTCGATCATCTATAAAATTCTTTCAACATTACCATCATCAGCTTCAGAGCGGGACCCTCCGTTCATCAGTAAACCTTTTTATAATAACAGATCTAGATAATAAATTGAGGCGCGGGAAGATGTATGAATTGCCGCAGTCTTCCTGCCTTCGCCCGTCCTATCCCTTCCCGCGCCAATGACCTTTCTCGGACGCAAGCGACAGCGGACTTAGGAATAGATGAAATTAAGAATGGTTTATAAGCTATAGATCATATCTGAGTTACCTCAAGGTTCGTTAGCTGCAGGATCTTAGTTAGTTGGTGGCTCGTTAGCTATAGGATCTCACCTACTGAGATTCTAAGGAGACTTATTAGTTATAATAATTATAATATAAGCTTAATATAGCTATAGACTATGATATTAAGATAATGTTCACGAACCTGAATGGACTGATTACAACAAAACAAGGCCTTATATTAATAATAATATAAACCACAGGATATCTATAGATTATATAGTAACGACTACAAGGGGAAATGGACTGACTATAACAAGACCGTATATGTTAAGATAAGTTAAGGAAACTAATAGGTTAAGAAAGAGGAAAAGGACAAGATATAACTTACTATAAGTTTAATCAGGGGTGATCACGGTCCTAAGATAGACTAAGTACAGTAGATCCTAATATTATAATAATAATTAATTAATAATATATTAATTATAAATTAAAGGCCACCGGTCTAGCAGTGAAAGTAATAGTTAGCTTAGTAGACAGTTCCAGTACTTGGCATTTACAGTAATGTTCACGAATAGGTCAAGGTTATAATATTATTAACATAACGAGGCATCGCTTACAGGTTCCGAAAATTTCACGAGCATATTATATGGAGAGAGGCTGAATTTGAATAAGTTATCGCGCTTGCGGGATCTTTGTTGTCATAGTTTCGTTTGGCTCGTAAGCGTGTCTGTGTTGTCCCTCTCATCCCTCGCGCACGCAACGTGAGGATGGACTCTGAAAACTTTAATTCCAATTCGATGAAGACAGTTTTCTCATATTAGCAAATATTTTTCACAGTGATGGCAGTGATCCGAGTCCATCCTCTGTGTTAGAGTTGTCTTCTATTACGAAGAGAAGGAACTATGAAGCCATATATAGGTGATTCTGAGGGCGAGTCGCGGGACGATCTCCCGCCTCGTGGGTTCGGTCTGTTGATAGGGACAGCGGCTCAAGGGTCCGAACGCAGACGAGGTCGACCTCGCACGGACGAGGAGCGTCGGGAGCGCCACTTTCAGTAGCTGCTATTACTATCCTCAGCGACTCAAGTGGTTCAGGTGCTATTATCCACCAGGGAAGGCGTCACTCCAGTACCTCTTTCTTCTATTACGGTTGTATCTCTATCAAGTTGAGCAGTTGAAGGATGAAGCTCTCAAAGGTAACATCAGGGATGGAGGCGGACTTCTGGTCGGGCAAGCTTACGGTCGAGGAGATAGCGGAGCAGACGGGCTATACAGAGGAGGCAGTAGTTCAGCATCTGTTGTTCGAGACCGAGACAGGTCGGTTGTTGGCGAGGAATCTTCGGGAGTTTCGAGAGGAGACAAAGCGGATATTCAGTGAGCAACTCAAGTTATTGCCGGAGTTCTTTGCGAAGCCGGTTGAGGAGCTGCGGTATGTGTTCGATGATCTACTGGCACGATACAAAGTCGAGGAAGACCTTAGTCAGAAGCTGGCTATCGCTCGCGAGCTCCGTCAGATCGTTGATACTTTGCTGAGGCATCAACCACGTGGTGAGGTCCAGGTCTCGAAGATCTCGGAGATAAGGTCTGACTATGAGAGAGTATTCAAAAATTGAATATTTCCACAAACACTATGCGATCGAACAGTTATGGGGTGGCAAGCTTGACGGTTGGCAGGTCAGGTTCATTGAAAAGTATTACCCATTTGATAGGTATCGTCGGATACTCATTAAGGCTCCACGGTCAGCGAGGAAGTCAACGACAGTGGACTTGCTGTTGACTGACTATGTGTTGAATAACCCAGGAACGTTTGCGATAATAGCATCAGTAGGACAGGATCAATCGTCAGAACATATTAGAACGATCAAGTCTATATTGGAAGTGTCGGGTTTGAAGAAAGAGGCCATTAATTTTAGTGAACCTTACAACAGGTCAGAACTCAACTTTAGGAACGGGTCTCGAATCCACGCTATTCCACAGAGTGAGGGGCAGGTGGGCTTTCATCCGCATTTCCTATTTGTGGATGAGATGTCGCGTATATCAACTGAATTTTTCTGGAGTGTATTGAACCCGATGGGGCAGGCTATTAAGGATCAAGTCCGGGTCTTGGCGTCAACCCCGAAGGGTGTATTTAATGCTTTCTATGAACTCTTTCATTCAAAGACATACGAGGTCGTGGATGTGAAGATTTCCGAGTGCCCATGGATAACGAAGGAGCGGCTTCAAGAAGCACGGTCTCACATGCCGGAGGTGCTGTATAAGCAAGAGATATTGGGTGAATTCATTGAGACGACGTATTCGGTCTTCACCGCTGAGGTGTTGGAAAAGGTAAAGGTTACATCAGTGAGCTCCTACATTTCACCGTTTGTGGCTGGTGTCGACCTGGGTCGGAAGCGAGATTATTCAGCGATTGTGGTATTGGATTCGGTAGGTAATGTGTATCTGTCAGAGTTCTTCAAGGGTTCATGGGAGTCGCAGATCATGAGGTTGAAGAGTGTGATCGAGTCGATACCCGTGAGTTTGACCTATGTCGATTCGACCGGTGTGGGTGATGGAATATTCGAGTTCTTATCGAAGACAGTGGATTGCTACTTCAGACCTTACCAGTTTACGTCGAAATCGAAGATGGACTTGGTGAACAAGCTCGTAGTGGCACTTGAGCAAGGGAGGATCCATATACCGGTCAGACATAAACATCTATTGGAGCAGTTGAGTATGTTCTCCTACTTGGACGAATCGTTTGAGAAGATGGGCGCGAGGAGGGGGTTCGATGATCTTGTGATGGCATTAGGATTGGCAAACTTAGGATTATCTTTCCGGGTAGGTAAGTCAATGGCGTTAGACTTTATTGAAGATTCAGGCTATGGAAGAGAGGTGATGCGAATTGCCTGACGCGCAGGTGAGGTACATCAAACTTCCGCAATTACCGAGGGAGACATTGTGGCGGTTCAAGGGTATAATACCGCCTCGGATACTGTACAATCCGCTGTTGCTTTACTATCTGTCGTTGACGTGTCCGGATGTGAACTCGATCATATTCAAGCACGTGAACAAGGTCCTACGGAACCGTTACTCGATAGAGGCGAGGTTCAAACTCAAGTGTCCAGTGTGTGGTTATGAGTCATTGGAAACAAGGCAGACAGAGTGTCCACAGTGTGGTAGTCGCATGGAGGAGCCTGATGCAGCAGAGAAGACAAAAGTTTCAAGATTTCTCGAGCGGGCAAATCCAGAAGGTGAGTCTTTCCACTCTGTTCTACTTCAGTTCTTGACAGCACTTGACACGTTTGACGATGCATATCTGATTATTCCGAAGTCGTATGTCGTGAAGGACAACGAGATCGTCTTTGAGCGTCCAGAGGGTGTCTATGCATCGAGTCCATTGTTCACGAGGCTGGTTAGGGATGAGAGAGGTAGGCTTGCAGAAATTTACTTTTGTCCAGAGCATCGGAGTCTTGCATTAGAGAAGCCAGGGGTATGTCCAGAATGTGGTCTTGAACTCAGACGGGCAGTCTGTGCAGCGACGTCTGCTCCAATGGCATTCGGGCAAGGTGCTGAGGTCTACTATTCAGAGGACGAAGTTATCCATGCGTCCTTCTTCAATCCTTCAAGGTTCGGTGGACTGTCGCCTCTGATTCCGTTATACGAGACAGTAGTGACATTGATCATGATGAAACGTTATATCGGGAGTTACTATCGGTTCGGTCGTGCGCCACGTGGACTGTTCTATGCGAAGTCGCCGAATCCTGATCAGCTAATCAAGTTGTGGAAAGAGGCACTAACAAAGTTGAAAGAAGATCCTCTCTGGATTCCTATGCTGGCGGTTCCTACGAACGTTTCGAGAGAGGAGTCATCGGATCTGCGGTATGTTTCAATCTCACCTACATTACAGGAGTTGGATTATGAGCGTGTAAGAAACGAGCTGAGGAGAGAGATAGCGAGTTACTACGGACTATCTAATTTAGCAATCAATGACTTAGAGGGAGTCGGGGGCTTGAACTCGGAGACTCAACAACTTAAGTTGGAAGATATTCAGTTATCATTGCTTAACAGCTATCTCAACGAAGACATTCTGCCTCAGTTGTGCAAGAAGTTAGGTTTCCAAGACTGGCTGATCAAGGTTAATCCGGTTGAGCCTGAGGATATGGAGCGGAAGTGGTCAATCAAGCGTTCGGAGGCAGCGTATGCTCAGCAGTTAGCGGAGATGGGAATTCGGGTCACGTTTACTGAAGATGGTAACTTTGAATTCGAGCCGGGTGAGGTATCGGTGCCAGGTGTTGGTGGAGAGGAGGCTGAAGAGTTCGAACTTTCTAACGATGATCTGGATTCTATTGTGAACGAGTTGCTCAAAGAAGAGTCATGAAATTAATCAGGCTTGGTGATTCATATTTCATACCAGTATCGAAGGCAGTTGCTCGGAGATTCATTCGGGGCAGAGCTGAACGTCGGTTGCGGAAGACGATTCGTGAGCGAATAGACCAGGTCATTGATCGTGTACTGAATGAGGTTGATCCTGAATTCCTTGGTGAGAGCACCGACGAAGTGGTTCAACAGATTACTGACGCCGTCATAAGTGAGTTCCGACGTGACTGGACTCGGGCTGTATCAGAGTTGTATCTCTCTACGAAGCGTCGTGTTGCGAGGAGGTTGAGGCAGAAGATGCGGTTTACCGCCGAGGACATGGATTCACTCAGGCTAGTGACCCAGGGTCCAATTCTCAGGCGCGTCTACGAAGGTCTGAGTAAGGTGTTGTTGGACAAGATCAATGAGCGAGTTAAGGAATACTTCAAGCATGGTGACTTCGAGCGATTGGTGAGAGAGATCAAGGAAGTTGGTAACATGACGTATTCACGTGCGGACAGGATAGCACGGACGGAGTCGGGTGTGGTCGAGAACCTTGCACTTGCGGGTGCGTATCGCGAATCGGATCCCGAGGGTAAGCGTCGGTATCGGTGGGTATCTATTCCAGATGAGCGTCGGACCGAGTGGTGTAAGAAGATTTCAGAACTGACCTGGCATGGTGTGACACTTGAGGAATTGAGAGAAATAATTAAAGAACATGGTGATCCGAGGTTGAAAGATAGGAGACCATTTCAGGTCCATATAAATTGCAGGTCGACAATTCAACCTGTGTAGGAGGTGTTGAGATGGGCATATTTAAGAAGAAGGAGTCGAAGAAGGGAGACTCGGATGAGTTGCTCCAGACGATGCTCTCGATGCTGGAGGCAGTGAAGAGTTCGGTGGATGAATTGGCGAAGAAGGTTGAGGCGCTAAGCGCTCGTGAACATGGTGAAGCCTCAACAGAAGAAGTTTCAGAGGCGGTGAAGTCAGCAGTTGAGAAGTGCTTGCAGGATCATGAGGAGAAGATGTCGCTACCGGTTCGGAAGGCGGTATTGGAAGGACTTGAGTCGTTGGGCTTCCGACCGGTGAGTAAGCCCGACCACTCGCCGCAAGCGTTCCCGAGTGTGCCGCCATCAGACGTCACGTCAGTATCGAACGAAGAGCTGTTGAAGATGTCATGGGAGGAGGTCCACAAGTTAGCACAGCTCGCGAAGGAGGAATCTGAAGAATGACCAATGGGGTGGACATCGTAGTTGGACCAATCTCGTTAAACTCTCAGTCTGCGACATCAGGCAGTTACGGGCAGACTTCGCTCGCGAGCGGAATATATCGAAAGATCGAGAGCTACGATAATGATGTGAATGACGTAGTTCAGATGGAGGCGTTCCCGGTAGGTGCAGGTCGTGTAGCCGTGATAATTCTCCACAAGTGATGAAGCTTGTTCTGTTAGGCACGGGAGATGGTAAGGTAAAGGATAGAAAGGATAGCTCATTATGGCTTGAGCGTGGTTCGGTTGCTATTCAGTTCGACCGTAGTGATGACCATCGAGATTATCAAAAGCCCGATGTGTTGTTCATAACGCATTACCATCCTGACCATTATTCCAGAGATGCAGTTGCTGGTATCGAACGGGTATACGGTCCGGAGGAGCGTGACAACGTTAAGTTGGCTAAGGCGCGGGAAGTTATTGACGACATTGAGGTTCGAGCTGTGCCGGTCGATCATTCGGTTCAGTCAAAGACAGTTGTCTATTTTGTCTTTACTCCAGAGCTGAGGTTTCTCTATGCACCTGATCTGCTAACGATGCCCGCATCTTATGAGTTGTATCGTAGACTTGACCTCTATATCGGTTGTGGTTCTTCTCCAGATCGTGACATTGTCTATGCAACTCCGGACGGTGAAGTTGGGCATATCTCTATGAGAAACCAAGAGAAGTTCGTCAGACGATTAGCACCAAGCGCGAGAATAGTATGGACTCATATTTCTGAAGAGACTGGGAGTCAAGTTGACGGATTGCCGAATGATGGTAATGTCATATTCGACTCCGAGAGTGAGACAAGAAAGGCGCTGGACTATCTCGTGTGGATACCTGGGTTCATTAGTCAGACAGGTTCAAGTGTGTATGGGAAGTTGGTGGGCAATGAGGTTCGATCGCCTGACCAGGCTCGTGATATTGACATAGTGATGAGGTTCGAGGAACGGCTTGGAAGGCTGTATCTCGACCGGGCTGCGAGGTTGAAGATAGATAGATTCGTGGAGGCTGTTCGAGGTTCAAAACCTCAGTGGCAGAAAGGAGATGAGTCGCGTCTTATTGTTGAGGAACTGCATTGAGTTGGAGGGTGACCGTGTCAAGGTCAATCTTCCCTATGATGATAGAGGTTATTATCTACCGCTGCAGCCTGACGATATATTGAAGAAGGCGGGGCTTGGTGGTGATTTGATCTTCAGTTCGTATGGTCCTGACTGGACTCATCGTCCGCTGTATGATCTCGTGTTCTTTGTGACTGAGAAAGGTTTCGATCTTGGGCTGGTGGAGTCCCAGGTTCCAGCAACTGAGATAGTGGATCTTGATGCTCCGACGGTTCAACAACAATTCTTGGCACAACTTCGGAAGGCAGGCTATTATTCAAAGGCGAAACCTCGCTATCGACTCTTTGGCAAGACGTTCTTCGAGGACTTGAAAGGTCAGGGATTCGAATATCCTCTATTGGTAGATGTCAAGGCTGATGGGCTTCGTATATCGCTTGGGAAGGAGGACGGTAAGCCATTCATCTGGGTTGATCCGGAGGACTTAAAGCGGAAGAGCCCGGATTGTACGGATAGATTTCCGGCAATAGTGAAGGATTTGGAGAAGTTGCCTGACGATACCATATTGGATGGTGAGTTCATTGCGGTCAAGGGAAATGAGGCACTGCATAGAACGGTTGCAAATGCGCTGATGAATTCCAAAGCCGCACCTGAGGATCTATCGCCGTGGGCAGCAATATTCGTCTTCGATATACTGAAATACGATGATAGGGACTTGAGGGACCTGCCGCTGTCTGAGAGGCTCAAGTATCTTGCGAAGCTGCCAAAGTTCGATCGCATTGTGGTCGAGCAGCCATCGGAGAAGTTGGACGGTAAGCATCCTGCTTATATTGTTCGGTCAGACGATGAGATGGAGAAGGCTATTGATCTTATACGTGATTCGAAGACGGGGATATGGGAGAAGGCTGCGGAAGGTGTAATGGTAAAGAAGCTTGATCATCCTTATGAAGTGCCGCAGAATCACGGATGGTGCTTGAAGGGAGGGTCTTACTTACTGACGCCAGAAGGGTTCATTCAGATAAAGTATCTCGAGCCAGGCATGGAGGTATTGGCTGGAGACGGTAAGTTCCACAGGATTAAGCGGGTATTTCAGCGAGCAATGACGTCTGAGGATGAAATCATTGAGATAAATACTCATTATTCTCCTAAGGTGAGATTAACTGCGGATCATAAGGTTTTAACGACAGTGGGCTGGGTTGCTGCTGGTGATCTATGGGGTCCATTCAGAGAACCTAAGTTGAGTGTAGAGGTTCCAGAACCTCCGAAGAAGGTTGAACTCCAGATCTGGGGCTATCGGAAGAAGATAGATCTGACTCCAGATTTGCTTAAGGCTATCGGTTTTATTCTGGCGGAAGGGTCGTTCGTGACGAGTGCTTCGGGCCGATGGGCATACCAAGGAATTCGGGTGGGGGCTAAGCAGGATTTAGGTTGGTTTAGGGGAATAATTCAGCAGTCTCTCGGCGTTAAGTGTGGGGAATGGACTTATCCAGATAAATCGGTTGTTGAGTTCTATGATCCTCCATTCGCTCAGTGGTTGCGGGATACATTCATTGCTAATCATAGCAAATCTTACGGAACGAAGAATATACGTTGGAAGACTTATCAGATTAAAATCCCTCTTTGGTTTGCGAAGTTAACTGAGGAGCAGTGGTTAGGATTCGTAGAAGGATATTGGCTTGGTGATGGGTATCGAGGACGAAAATTTAGAATAGGAACGTCGTCATCCTATATGGCTGGTACGCTTTATTTGGTTGCTAAGTTGCGAGGCTGGGATGCGACGGTGAATTGGGCTGGAACGAGAGGTGAGAATTCGTTCAAGGTTTATCTTTCCCCGACTCTTATCGAAAAGACTAAGAGACCATCCATTCGTAAGGTCGAAGTAAGTTCTGTTCATCGGAGTCTCGACCTGCTGTGGGATCTTGAGATTGAGGGAGAACGATCGTATTCAAATGGTGAGGTGGTGTTCCATAACTCGAAGATGAAGTGGTTGCACGAGGCAGATGTTGTTGTTCTCGCTCGTAAGTTAGTCAAAGGGCAGACAGATGTGTGGAATTACGAATTGGGCATTAGCATTACAGAGGATTATGCTCGTAAGATTCCGGTTCAAAGACTTGCGTGCATTGATGGAAGCGAGGCTTACTTTGGTCCAGAGGCGGTCCAGCGATTTGGCAAGCAGGGAGTTAAGTGGTTCATGAGGTTCGGCAAGTCAGATAATACCAAACTCGATTTGAGGGTAGGTGATGTTCTTCGAGTAGCGCCTGAAGAGGTCTTGGAGGAACCAAATGAGGAGAATCCCGATTATCCAGTATATAGAGGTTATATTTCCATTGCTCTTGAGCCGGTGCCGGAAAAGGATCGGTCAGATGACTTGAAGGTCTTTGAACGGTTGGCAGAGGAGGAGCCACAGAGGATTTCGGTAGAGGAGCTGAAGAGATTACGACGGCAATCATTGGAGAAGGCTCGTATATATCTACGACCGGGTGAAGTAGCTCCGCCTGGTGTCGAGGTCAAGCGAGGTCCACGTGGCGGTCGATACTATGAAACCGAGGAGACTGAGGAGCGACCAGCTGAGAAGTTCAGAATAGTCATCTTTACGAAGGAGGGCAAGAGGATACATCGATGAGTTACTACCGAGGAGTATGAAAAACGAAAGGAACGTGGAGAAAACATTGCGCCAATTGGTGCGCTTATAAGTCCGATCAGGTTTAAAGGTCTGTCAGAGGAACATTTGCGGGTTCCGGAAATCAAGTCCGTGTTCGATAAGCTTCAAGCAGCTTCGACAATAGATGATCAACTCTGGATACTCAGTCGGTTCAAGCCCTCTGCTCTACCGCGTGAGACTCAGCCAGTTGCACGCGAGTTCAAGCGTCGTGCTTATAACGCTATAAGAGCCAAAATATGGCGTGCTGAGAGTAAATATCTTGGAATACCGAAGGTATCATCCGAGATCGAGAGACAGTCTATGAAACCATTGCCGGAGCTCGCACCGAGAGTTAGTTCCGATGAAGTTGCTGTTCAGGACCGGCGAATAATGCGATCAGGTATGATAGCTCGTGGTCATTATCTCCGTCACGTGTCGGACTTACGAGAGAAGATTAGGGCGTTAAGCGATGAAGTTGCATTAGATGAATTCAATAAGAGGATTGACCGATTTGAGAGAGCCGAAAGTATTGAGGAAGTGATGAGGCTAACTCGAGAGATATTTGATTTGAGTGATGCACATGTGAAAGATAACGGTTTGCACAGCGGCGTCGCCTTGGAGCTGGGACTGATTCGCCAGAAGTTGTTTGATCCCGAAAAGGTAGAGCAGTTCAGAAAGAAGGTCTTCTCACGTAAGGTTGATGCGACGCTGGTTCAGCAGTGGATGAATGAAGGCAAGATTGAAATACGAGGAGATAATTCTCAACAGAGGCGTGGGTAATAAAGGCAATGTGGTCCCTTCATCCCTCGGTGCTACGGGCGATATTAGAAGCTCGTTCTAAGCTCGTTATCGAATTTGACACCGATGCATATTACAAGCCCGAGGAAGACACCCATTACATACGTATGCGTAGGGATTCTATATTCGGGAGTATGCTTCACGAGCTGATGCATGCTTACGAAGCTTCTTCAGATAAGTTTTTCCGTGCGGAACGTGAATTGTGGGATAGGCGAACTGCTGGTAGGCAACCTTCTCGTGAGACTTGGTGGTTTGGAAAGATTAGCACTATCCGGGATCGGTGGATAAATACCTATGCGGGGCGCTATTATGGAGGTGAGCTTGGGAGGCATCTTGAGTGTTGTTCTACAACCATGAGCAAGCTCGTAGAAGATTTTAGTTGGGCGATCGCACGGGATCCGGACACTTCAAGTTTAATAATAAGAGCGATGTTTGAAGGGGAATTTGAGGAATGAAGGTGCTATTAGTGGATCCAGTGAGTGTTGAAGTCAAGGCAGAAGCGAAGTGGGAGAAGGGTCATTGGGATTTCAAATCGGAGAATAAGGAGGTTCGCGAGCTTTGGGACCAGAAGGATCTGCTATATTCTGGCGCGTGCCGAGTGGAGACGACCGGTCACGATTCAGTGTATTGGGGCAAAGTTCACCTCGATCAGATAGCGGATAGGCTTGGACTTGATAGTTTGGTAGTAGACTGGACGGGATGGGAGGACGTTGCTCAGGAGATTGAGCGAATTCGCAAGGAGTGTGAGCCGCCTGAAGGCGCGATTCCATAAGGAAATGGTAAACTTGGACAATCTCACTGACAAGGAATTCAAGCAACTTCCGTTTGTGAAGTCGGGAGAACCACTTCCACCGGAGTATTACAAGCGACCACTTACCGGTAGATTTGAGTTGGACTATCACTTTACATTCGCTGATCGAGATCGTAACTATGTCAATTGGAATTCATGTCATGTGGACTTCCGAGTCTATTATCCAGAACTGCACAAGGTCCAGCGTAGGAAGTGGGACTTCGAAGTCATCATTGGTGGTTCGTATCTGAAGATCTGGCGGATGCTGCATGGCGAGAAGGACGCGGAGAATAGGCTGATCACGTGTCAAGTGATGGAGAAAGGCGCGGTTCAAGAACGTGAAGAGGCACGCTATATGTCAAAGGGATATTCAGAGGAGCTTGATCTTACACTCGACTATGTGATGCCCGATGAATGTCTCAAGTGGCATGTGCCATACCGTCCAGAGCGAGCAAGGTCGGATCAACTTAAGGATGACTGGCGGTTATTTGTTGCACACTTCTCAAATAAGCGTCAGGGTAAGGACAGTCCATATACGTATGCTGACCTATATGAATGGGCATCTCAATGTCTGCGTGAACTTGCTCGTCGAAAGCAAAGAGGGCTAACAAATTTCAGGATTCATGAGGAAGAGTATGAGAGGGATTCACCGGTTGGAGAGTTCTGGTCTCGGGTCAAGCGTAAACTGACACCTTCGGAAGTTGAGATCTTAACAAAGGCACAGTCGCTTGCTGACCAGTACTGTGAGGTTCAATACAATCTTGATAGGGTGACAACTGGCCGGACAGCAGTCGGTAACTATGATGGATGGGATTTACAACAGTTGCAGCGTGAGGAGTCGAGGATCAGAATAGCGGCACGTGAGCAGGACATTGATTTACCATCGAAGGATGAGTGTCGGCAACGTAATAGGAAGAAGTATCCAGACTTCTATGAATGGCTGGCTACTCAGAAAGCAGAACAATATCCGCGGAATTGTCCAGCGTTGATGAAGAAGTTAGTTCGAGAGTCGCCATTTGACGATTCTGTGATATGGTTCGAAGGTGGCAGTGTGGGTGCTCGCCATCCAAGGGCAGGTGGTGGTTACTGGGATGCATGGATGGTTCGATTCGATCGTGGTGAGATCAAGACAGGTGTTCAGCGTCCTGATCTAAAGGAGTTCTTTCTCTATGGACACTTCGTGAGTGGACGTTTCATACTTCGGGTGTTGAAGGGTCTTAAACGAGGAAAGATCGGTCTCAAGACTCCATTATATTGGGTGATGTTCCGACCGATTGACCAGAAGCCCATGAATCCGTGCAGCAATAAAGAGAACGAAGATTGTCACATGGACATGGGCGATTGGGGGGTCTATGGCACGAAGGAGCTGTTCGAGGAGCAGTATGGGAAGGTCAGAGATTTATTGGAAGGTCGGAGTTAGAGTTCTATCGAGACTGTGAGGTGATGGGTTCGTGGAGATTCTTGTAGGACAAAAGGAGATTCGTGAGATGCTTGGTTATGTTGCTGTGAATCGCAAACCCGGCGAGGAGGTTATTCTAAAAGCACGTGGACAGCACATTAAGCGAGCATTCGATTTCGCAGAGATTCTCCTAAGATCGTTTCTTACGGGCTATAAGTATGGTGAAATCAAGCCTTCGACTGAGTTCTTCACAGATGAGAACGGTAAGGATCGCCGGGTGACATCGGTTGAGATTCAGTTGGTGCCAACTGAAGGGTGAGATGAAGCATTACACGTCGACGGAGAGTTTCTCGATTTTGAAGGCGAAAGACGATGGGGAGTTCGTTATTGGCGGCTATGCCAGCGTGCCCATTGAGGATCGTCAGCACGAGATAATTACGAAGGCTGCGCTGGAGAAGGACTTTGAGCGCTTCATGAGTTCAGCGTTGTATCGGAATGTCAATCTTCTTCACTCTAACGTTCAGGTCGGGCATGTCATTGATTCTTACGAGGACGGTGACGGTAATGTCTGGCGAACGCAAATAGATGACAAGGGCTTGTTTGTGCTGGCTTCTATTCGTAATGATATTCAGAAGGCGCGAGAGGTTCGCGACTTAATTCGGAAAGGGGTTATCAAGGCGTATTCGATCGGTGGGCAGCCACTTGACTGGTCATATACGCTGAAAGGAGGGCGTCCGGTCAGACTGATAACGGGCATTGAGATCCATGAGATATCGTTGGCATCGGAGCCTGTGAATCCTGAAACGTATTTTGAGGTGTTGAAGAGTATGGAGGCTGGAAATATGGCGGACGAAGAGAAGACCTTTGAGGAGATAATGCTTGAGAAGATGGAGAACCTGTCGAAGTCAGTCTTGACCACAGAGAGTTTACAGGAGGCGCTGAATCCATTACAGGAGCGAATGTCACAGTTCGAGGAGGTCACAAAGAACATAACTTCGCGGCTTGATGGGTTGCAGAAGTCGATAGAGGAGCTTCAGAAGCAGAGGGACAAGTATCCCGAGCCAGAAGAGAAAGAAGAGGAGAATGCAGACAAGGACGAAAAATATCCAGAGCCATATCCGGAGAAAGAGAAGAAGGCGGATGACAAGGATAAGTATCCTGAACCGTATCCAGAGAAGGAAAAGAAGGCTGATGAGGATAGATATCCGAAGCCAGAGGAGGAAGAGAAGAAGGCACCGCCGACGATCGATGAAGTCATGGAGAAGGTTCGGTCGGGTCAGTCATTGACAGAAGAGGAGAAGAAGGTTCTCGAGGAGGCGAGGACGAAGAAGCAGGCTGGTGGGTCTGCATTGTATCCGTCGCCTGAAGAGGAAGAGACAAAAGTGAAGGAAGCGAAGAAGGCAGTGGACACAGTCACAGGCACGACACCATGGATTGAAGTTCACAAGATAGCCAAGAACTTCAGACCGTACTGATCATGTTGGTGTTCGAGTTGTGGTTGATTGTTCGGAGGTGATAGAGTTATGAATCATCCGACGTTTAGGACGATGGAGGAGATGGAGCAATACTACTACGGTGGTGACATAATCCAGAAGGCCGTGTTGACGACGGGTGAATCGGGAGTATATAACAGGCTATACGGTAAGCGGGTATGGTTACAGATGTCGCAAGAGATGAACGCGTTTGCCATCTTACCGAAGGAACCTTGGGATGTCACTGGGTTCAGGGTATGGAAAGATTACATGAGCGTATCGAGTGGTGTGGCGGAGAACGCTTCGATTCCGAGTTCAGCGAATCTGAGTGGTTATGTTGTCGAGGTGGGTTCAGATGCACTGATGCCCAAGCGGTTGGCGCATGTGTTCGAGGTTTCAGAGATACTTGAGGAGCTGGCTGCTCGTGGCGATGACATCATGGGTGACCCATTGAATACCCTAAAGGAATACTTCGCATTGCAGCACATCAACGACATGAATGCTCACACTTGTGCCAAGGTCAGCTCCAAGGACTGGACCACAACGAACGATCCGGACTCGATAGATCATGTGGTCAGTGGCTATGTTGAGTCCCAGGAATCAGGTGTCGGGAGTAAGGCTGACATATACGGGATAGACAGGCACAGTGCGGCATCGTGGGCTGATGCTTATGTCGATAACAATGACGGCGAGAACCGTGATCTCACACTTGAGCTGATAGACAATGCTTTCCAGACGATCTGGCACAGAGGCGGTTCTCCGAAGGTAATACTGACAGGATTCGATACGCAGATGGCAATAAGTCAGCTGCTAGAGGCGAACAGGCGATTCGAGATGCCGGTCCGGAGAGTGGTTCCGACCTACCAGGGCGTGAGAGGCGTCGAGGGCACAGAAGGAGGGTTCGTCGTTAGTTCATAACGGGAGAAATGAGGAGAATCGAATTAGATTCTGGGGAGATTGAATTCTTGTATACTCGTTGTGGGTTTACGAAACGGGAAATTGCTCAAAGGTTAGGAGTCAGTTTCAGCACTATAAAGCGGGCGTTCCAGCGGTTTGGGATTCTCACCAATCCTCATTACAGGAGGCGACCAAAGAAGTCTCGTCGGATAAGCGAAGTCGCAAGCAAGCGAATGAAGGAGAGGTGGGAATTGGAGCGGGACAGAATGCTTGAGGTTGCAAGGCAGGCGAGTACGTTTTATAAGGGTAGAGCACCTTGGAATAAGGACCTGTCGAAAGAGGTGAGCGCTAAGGTTAAACTTGCTGCTCTTAAGCGAAGCATTAGAATGGGACCTGTCTATATTTCTGAGGAGTATAGACAGAAGAGATCGGAAGCTGCTAAGGGACGTAATAATCCGAACTGGCGAGGTGATATTTCGTGCTTGCCTTACGATCCCTGTTTCAATAACGATCTTAAGCGAAAGATTAAGGAGAGAGATGGCTACAGATGTCAAGTCTGTGGCGTGACAGAAGAAGAGTCATTAGCTCGTGGACATGGTTATCTTGTGGTCCATCATCTCGATGGTAATAAGCAAAACTCTGATCCCCAGAATCTAATAACTTTGTGCAATAGTTGTCATACCCGATGGCATCGTAGTCACTCCCGTGAACAAATAACGGCGTTCCGATCATAGCCAGCCGACACGTACAGAATGACGGTGCAGGTACGTTGTCTCGGATATACATACTGGATACTGACTATCTGGCATGGCGAGTGCTTAGACCAACGCTCTACTTCGAGGCTGGTATACGGACAGGCGATCCGTTTGTGACCAACAACTTCGCGCAGAAGGGTATGTACACCACGGTGGGCAACCTGATCTGTCGCAGGTTCAACGTTCAGGCGAAGATAACTCACATAATGTGATCTTCGGAACTATGACGACACATAAGGTCAAGATCGAATGGCAGGGTCAGCGACACACTACTCGGCTACAGACGGAGAATGGTGAGGTCATCTTGTTTAAAGGTGTGCCTGTGGAGGTCGTGCTGACGTTTGGACAGATTCAGGAACTTATGAGGTCTGGAAATTTCAGAATTTACGATACGGATCTAGTCGAGGAGGAGAAGATACCGCCGAAGCCGAAGGTTCGACGCAAGAAGGTCTCTATTCGGAGCGGTAGGATAGTTCAGAGTTGATGTTTCTGAAGTGGGTGGATGTTGTGGTGGTTCTTGATCCGAGGTGATGTGATATGCCTGAAGAATTAGAACGAGTCAAGAGATTGATTGTTGCGAATAGGAGTAGGCATGGGTCGGTCTACATAACAGAGCGGAAGGAAGGTCAAAGAGTTGAGACACTGGTGGCGTTTGATCAAGTCAATCTAAGCGGTACGAGTACAGAAGTCTTCATTAACAACCTTAAGAATCCTAAGGTCGTGGTAGCGATGCCAAGTGGAGGAGCAGCCGGTGACATTCGGTGGGAGGTTAATACTTCAGCAGGTGGACAAACTCCCTCCGGAACTTACATTACACTCGCTCACGACAACGTGACTAACCGGAAGTGTTCGATTATTGCGATAGGTGAGCAGTGATGAACAGGCGGCAGCTTAGGCGGTTATTGGAAAATAATAACGATCCACCGTTGGAGGAGGTTGTTCGGAGACACTCATTGGCAATTATTCAGCTGATGACCGACATGAATTGGGTTAAGGCTCTGTTGCTGGCTGTGTTAAGCTTCGTGTTGGGTTTGTACTTTAGAGGCTTATGAATATTGTGAGTCAATTCAATCCAAGATTTGAAACCGGGATAAGTCGGCAAACGTACTACATTCTGCAGTATCTAGAGAAGTTAGATTACCAGGTTAGTTTGTTTACGTGGGAGCCGCAGTTTCGTCAACCATTTCGCTGGCATCGGTGGGTCGTCTTTCCGGTATCGTATTTGCCAATTCGAGCAGAGGATGCGCCAATATTCTATTACGGCGAGTACTGGTCGATGCCGGTTCGAGAGTTTGATAGGTTAAATCTACCTGTGTTCTGGTATGCTCCGCTTGACTCCGATCGATTGCCGGAGGATTGGTGGGGTGCAGCAGTGGTTCCTGATGTCATAGTTCCATTCACAAGGTTTGCGCATGATCTGCTTATCGGTGAAGTCTCGAACAGGTTTGAGTGTAGCGGACCAGTAGTTTGGGATGCGATTCCGCATACAGTTGTAGTAGCGGACAGTGATGCTCGTGAGGAGTGGTCAGATGAAGAAATCCATGTCGGTGCGGTCTTGAGGCCTCAGATGAGAAAGAATCCTTGCGGTCTGCTGGCAGCGCTTCGGGAACTTCGATTATCAAATCTGAAGGTTCACGTGGTGTCCGAAGATCAATTCGGTGAGATCAATTTGCCTTCGCTCTGTGCTACCTTCGGACTGGACTGTGAAATTCGGAGCGGGTTGAGTCCACTTGAGATGCGGAGGTTCTATAATTCGATCGATATGTACGTTTCGTTCTCGATGGGCGAAGGATTCGATCTCGGGTTGGCTGAGGCGCTCAAGTGTCGTAAGTGTGTGCTCGTGCCTGACCTCTTCACTGCTCGTGAGTTCGGTGTACCGGAAGAGCATCGAGTCAGATGTCGAGAATTTAAGTTGCCTACGAAGAGTCGCTGGTGGGTTGCGGACATTGACGATTTTGTCCGAAAGTTCAGAAATCTAATGCGGCACGGGTTTCCTGCTGTTGAGGTTGATATGAGCAGATATGAGCCTCGGGTTGTAGGTCCACTCTGGCAGGACTTCTTTGAAAATGCGGAGGAAGTCGCACGATGCGTTTGAAACTCGGTGTGGTGTCATCGTTTCCGAATCCGGTATGTGGAATCGCAAGGCATACGGAGAATCTATGTAACTACCTTCAGCGGGACTTTGATCTCTACATGCTTCAGAACTTGCCATACCAGAAGAAGTGGTCGGGTTGCCTTGCATGGCAGTCAAACCGGTGGCTGATCAAGAATATTGATGTGGATATTCTGTGGATTCAGCATGAGCCAGGACTTCAGATTCCGCTTGAGGAACTTTCACAGTTCGTTAATATACCAAGAGTCGTGACATTACATCAGGTCTTTGAGGGTGAGAATCATATTAAGGCTGATTATGCAGTAGTCTACTTCTCCGAGCTGGCAGATGGGGATAGGATACGATACATTCCTCACGGCTGTCGGGACCTGAGTTTCAGAATATCGAAGGAGGAGGCGAAGAATATCTTGGGTCTGCCTGATAAGACTATTATCGTTTCGACGGGTCGGATCGAAGTGCGACGGCAGTTTGAGTCTCTCCTGCCTATCTTTGCTCGACACAGGAGTATGGAGTTCTACTTCGTAGGAGCAATTCCCGATACAGACTACTGGTTATTCAGGCGCTATCTGCGGAGGCTGGAATCTCAGGCGCCTGAGAATGTTCATTTCGTTGTTGGCTATCCAGTTCCGCAGTATCTCTTAGATCTCTATTGTCAGGCAGCGGATTATTTGCTGTGGAACAACGTGCCGACGCATTATTCCGTGTCGGGTGCGATGCAGGCAACCTTCGAGTTTAACAAACTTGCATTAACACCAGTTGGAGTCAGACTCTTCAGCTATCTAACAGATGAGAATTCGTTTAAGTTCTATTCGTTGAATCATCTGGACAAACTGCTCAGTGACTTGCATGATGATCCGGAGAGGCGGCTGAGATTAGCCGAGGACTTTCAACGTTATAAGTTTCCAACAGTCGCAAAGATGTATAGAGACCTATTTATCGAGGCGTATGAGGAACAAGCCACTAACTGAATCGGAGTGGCAGCAGCTTTACGGTGGTCGTGATCAGCCCTGGGACGGTTGGCAGACGATCATATCAGTGCTTGACTCGATCCTCGACTATGACTCAGTGCTCGATGTTGGTGCAGGTCGTGGAGACTTTCTCTACTATGCGGAACGGGCAGGTCATGAATGTGTCGGATTGGATATATCAGAATGGTGTGCTGAGCATAAGTTTTGCAACGCACCGATCTTGATAGGTGATGCGTCGAGGTTGCCATTCGAAGATCAGTCGTTTGATCTGGTGGCTGCCTTCGATCTTCCTGAGCATCTCGAGCCTGATCAGCTGGTTCAGTTCTTAGAGGAGTGTCGTCGAGTAGCAAGACGATATGTGATTTTGCTTCCTTCGCCGATTGAGGAATCCGACGTTGAGGCAATCCGACCAGCCAGTGAGGATGTCGCGGGTCATGTGGTTTATTGGTATCCAGACAAATGGCTTCAAGTGGTATGGCGAGAGCTAGGGCTGGAATTCAGATTCATGCAGCGAGCGGTTATCGATTTCCATAAGCGGATGAATGTGCTCGGGACTCCTCTCTTTAACTGGAGGCTACTGCTTATTTTAGGACGATGATAGAGGAGATTCTTAGATACTTCGGATCTCGTTGTATGATTCGAGAGGATGATGCTCGGTTACTATACGGATTAGCGAGTCAAGTTTCCGGTGACATCCTTGAGATAGGTTCGATGCATGGGTGTTCAACATGTATTCTGGCTGCTGGTGTCAAGGCTAACGCTAACCGTGTCCAATTTATTGCTATTGATCCTCAGACTCAGCTTGGCAATTCACCGACGGAGGAAGGCGATGTTGAGAACCTTTGGGAGTTGCATCCTGACTATCATCGTTATCCACTGGCTACAAGTCCAGAGGCGTTAGAGAATCTTCGTCAGTTACGATTGTTGCCTTATGTGACCTTCATCGTGGGTTGGTCTGAACTTATAGGTGAGCGGTGGAATCCACAGCATTCGCTGAGGCTTATCTTCGTTGACGGTGACCATCGTTATTGGTTCGTCAAGCGAGATGTCGAGATCTGGACTCGCTATCTGGATGGTGGTGGCTATCTGATACTCCATGATATTGACATGCCAGGCGTTGCTGCTGTGAGGAAGGAGCTGTTGGAGACCGGAGACTATGAGGAGTCCCTGGGAACTCGACTCAGTTGTGTTCTAGTGAAATTGCGATAGAGGCCAAATATGTGCGAGTAATGCAGAATTGCAGTGAGGATGATGAATAGTATAGGTAACTTGAGAAAATTTCGATCTCGTTGAGATATGTGCGTCTGATGCGAAATTTAAGGCTATGCTTGAGGTGCATATCATAACCAACCGTCCGGAACTTGACCGATTCCTTCGATATTGGGAAGATGTGAAAGTGCCGGCGCCTACGATCATCAGAGTGCTGATGTTGGACTATGAGGAACAAGAGTTCGAACTCCAAGACGGGTTGAGGGTAGTTCTCCATAAACAGCAGACATTTCCCAAGACTACGTTCATGAACCAGGCATGGGCGCGTAATGAACTGCTCACGTATCTCGATGACACTAGCCGTTTTGTTTTGTTCTTCGATGATTGGCAGCGTCCGTCTGAGCGTCTGCTGGAAGAGCATCTCAAATATCTTAAGCTCGGTTATGGAGTCTGTGGTCGGAAGATTGACTGTGATAAGGATGGATTCAACTGTGAAGATGACAAGAGGAATCGAGGCATCTTGAGGGTTGCTGACTACGGTATGTTCTGGACTGCGAACGCTTCGGCTCCATGCGAGCACATTGAGAGAGTTAATGGTTTTGATAATCGTTACAATGGCGGGACAGGTGGCGAGGATTACGATCTCGCGTTGAGGATGTCGAGGCTCGGTCTGAAGTTCGTATATAATCCAGAGGCGATTTCATATCATCATAATCATGATCACCTGAGTCCGCAGCGCCCTTCTCATGATCTTTCCGAGTTCAAATATCTACCCGAGTATAGGCATTATGGCGACTGGCAAAGGATGGACTCGGAGCAATACGAGTTCTGGTGGGACGGTCCGGTCAAATACTTCAGGTGCCGTAAGTGTGGTGCCGTCGGGATCGTGGACTCAATCCAAGTCTACCAGTATAATCTACGTCATAATGTCATTGAGGTAGAGCATGGATTGAAGGAGGTCTTAGATGCGCGAAGAGGTTGATCTTGTGGACGAGGTCTCAGTTCAACTCATACGGGGCAGGCGAGGCAAACGAGCATTTCTGAACTGGTTGAATCAGAAGTTGGATTTGGATAGAAGGAAGAGGAGGTTGGGTAATGGAGGCAAAGGAACGAAGAATAACAGTCAAGGGAAGAACAAGAATAACTCTCATAGGACCGGACGGAAGGGTTAAAGCGGTTCGTGAGGCTGAAAATCTCATAACTGATGCGGGATTCGATTACCTTTGTAGGCAGATAGGTGAGTCGGTCCAGCAGAGTATGCACTACTGTGCGATCGGGACAGGTTCGACGTCACCATCATCGGGAGATACGGCGCTGGAATCTGAAGTTGCTCGAGTGAGTGGAGTGTATTCGCATACAGCAGGGACTAAAGAGTTTACGAATCTTGCAACGTTCGGTGCTGGTGTTGGGACAGGTGAAATAAGAGAAGCGGGGTTGTTCAATGCCAGCAGTGGTGGGACGATGCTCAATAGGCAGACGTTCGGTGTGATAACAAAGGGAGCGAATGACGTCCTCAAGATCGAATGGACGATCTCGTTGTCCTGATGAGCAAATAAATCAATTAGAAGGTTCAGTTATAGACTAATAGCTTACTTCCAAATGGTTCGGATATTTACTTGTGATGAGCGAGATCGGATATGTCATCTTTACAGGTTAGGCTGGGGTCAGTCGCGGATTGCCAAATTGTTTGGATGCTCTCATAGTACGATCCGCAGAGTCTTAATAGAGGAACTCGGACAGCGGGAATTTGAGCGCATTGCTAAGACACATAATTGGTCACCTGGCTCGGGGCGAACACAATTTAGGACGGGGCATTCGGTTCCGTGCGAATGGATAAGGAAGCGAGTTGAAGTTGTTCGCGAACGGGGTTTCTCGGAGAGAGGTAGACGTCACATTAGCCAAGCACTTAGAGGCATCGAGCGCAGTGAAAAGTGGAAGGCTAAGCATCGAGGTGAACATCATTGGAATTGGAAGGGTGGAGTCTCAAGAGGCAAGACTACACTTGACAGGTATGGTATGTCTCAGGATGAATGGAAGATCCTTGCACAGAAGATTCGCAAGCGCGACAACTTTACTTGCCAGTGGTGTGGTTGCAAGCGAGCGACAGTAGTGCATCACATAGTTCCAGTCAGGGTTGGAGTTGATAATCATCCAGACAACTTGATCACATTGTGTCGGCGTTGTCATCCTGAGGTTGAGGCTCTGACAGAGGAATATCTTGAGCAAGCTCGGCATCCAATAGAGGTATTCTTCGACAGGTGGCAAAATGGTCAACTTGTATAAGCCAATAGTCCGCGACGTGATCGGAGCACCGGTGGATAAATCAGGACTCGCAGACCAGCGGGTCCCAGAGTACTTTTCGCCTTCGGGTTCTTTTCATTTCTCGCAGGTAGGTCTTCACGACGGGGACATCTGTCGTTTACCGTCGGCGTCTGAGGGTCAAGTTCTCAAACGTGGTGCGACCCAGTGGGAAGCAGGCTCCGGTGCTGGCGGTGTGGAGGAGCAAGAGGGCGATCCTGTCATTGTAGCGCATCTTGCAGTCGGCAGTAACACGTCTTGGCAGTCCGGCTATGGGCTTGCGGTCTTCGGTAATTATGCTTATATGGCGCACCAGGCGGATGGTAAGATTTATGTCATTGATATTTCTAATCCTGAGTCACCGGTCAAGGTTGGTGAATTCACTCATGACGATTGGAGTGATCCACTGGACGGTCCGCGGTTTCCGGTATTCGATGGCAGGTATCTCGTTGTGGAGGGTCAGGGTTCGAGTAATGCGTTCTTTGTTCTCGATATGAAGAATCCCGCCTCGCCGCAAGTTCTTTATCATCCTTCGGAGATATTCGGTTGTGATCGAGGCTCCGAGTTCTTTGGTGAGCGATACGCTATCCGGGTTATTTCCGGTCACATTCGCATAATGGATTTCGCTGATCCAACATCACCGGAGGTTCTGAAGGACTACACTACGAAGATGTCTGGGGCTCAACATGTATGGGTCGAATATCCTTATGCCTACGTTGTTCGGAGCGTAGGATCAAGTGAAGACGTGTTGGTGATTCTCGATATTACCGAGCTCGATAACCCGATCGAGGTTGGTAGCCTCCAACGTGGATCTAACTTTTCTGATAATGTCGAGGCCATTCAGGTCAAGGGCAGGTATGCCTTTATAGCAGATACAGGTGGGGATGCACTCGCCGTAGTTGATGTTAAAGACAAGACAAATCCGTCCTTTGTCTCCCATGTCGTGGATAGTACCAAACTCAACGCTATCAAGGGATTTGATATATCGGATCGTTATGCCTATTGTGCTGCGTCCGCTTATGATGGGGTGACGGTTGTGGATATTTCTGATCCTTCGAATATGACTATCGTCGGGTCAGTCTCAAGCTCAACTTACCTCGATGAGGCGGTGGACATCAAGGTTCAGGGTCGTTATGCTTACGTAACTTCGTTGAACTGCGGCTACTTCACTGTCCTCAGGCTCAAAGGCTACAAGTTTCCGACAGCGCATGTTGGTGCTCTCTATGGAAGGCGAGCCTATATTGGTGAGCTACGGGTCGGAAGGTTGATCGCTCATGACGTTCATGAGCCGACGCCTTCAGGCGGTCTCAAAACCTTCAACGCTGACATCGATATGCAGGACCATAATGTTCTGCGTCCGGAGTGGATCTGGGCGGAGGATGCCGGTATTAAGTTTACGGATAAGAGATTAACGGGCTATGCTGAAGGCTATATATACTGGGCTGGTAGGGATCCTTCGGGAAAGTATGGTCTTTTTCCGGGTTGTTATGGCTATACTCCGGATAGGTCACTTGGGGCACCTGGTGGGACTGAGTGGCATGAAGCGTATATTGAGATAGTCAATGCAAATAAGATTGAGCCGATTGGCAGTAGTGGGACGGAGTTGACGAAGCCACGCATTCCGAACTCGCCTCCATCATCTTCATCAGATTCCGGGCTTGCAGGTGAGATAAGATACGATTCGAACTATCTTTATGTTTGTGTAGGGTCGAATCAGTGGAAGCGAGTGAGTTTATCGTCCTGGTAAGATGATCCAGATTAATTGGGAGTATATTCATGATGTAGCGCTTGACGGTGTCGGTAACATTAGCAGGTTGAACTCTGAGATGAGTGTCTCGAATTCTGACTGGGCAGTCTTCTCTTTCTACCTTGCGCGGACTGAAGTTGAAGAGGTTGTCTTTGCTGATCTTTATCTTAATGTCATAACTGCTCAGGCTTCGCAGGCATTGGATATAGGAAGGATGGACTATTTAAATTCCAGCTATGACTGCTGGGCGCATTCGTGGGGTAATAGCAGATTCATCATCGAGGAGGAATCCTTCGGTTTGTATGTTGAGTCATCCAATGCACTGCAGACGACGGGCGATCACTGGATTGAGCTAGGTTCACTTGCCTGCCGTGATGTTGAGACAATTCTGCGACAAGGTGGCTTCTTTGGGATCTTTCTTAAAGGCAATTCCGCTGATGAGGCTGTTGTGGCGTCGGTTGCTTATTCGAGTACTAACGCGAGGCCCAAATTAAGGATAAGGTACAGGTGAGATGGCAGAGGTAAAGTTCAATTTCAGGGAGCATCTACCCGTCAGTACTGAGGTAAACACAAGGCCACCTCATCCGGTTGCGGGGACTCATTGGGCTTGGCGGTGGGTCTCAGATCCTGTCCGGCATCCTGATGGTAAGATGTGGTATGTCATGATAAAGGAGACTTCGCAGATCACACTCAGACCGGGTTATTCTAAAGGTGATTATTGGCGGATTTACGATCTTTCTGGCTTCGAGACTTCACTCAGCCCCGAGTCTATTGGATTTCCAGAGTTTGAAGGGGGACTTGCTCCGAAGACTCGTAGCGATGGCACTTACCTCGGTACATTTCTCTATTCTCGGATGATGCCTGAGCAACTAACGGGTGCTTACTGGCACACGACCGAGTCTAACTGGGTTACTAAGGTCTATTCGTTGGATTATACGCTCCGGAGGTTTGAGGTCGTAGGCGAGGTCCCAGGCTTTCTTATACTTGCACTTGACTCGGATGGTAAGGAGCGTTGGTTGAAGGCTGAGCCATGACCTTTGACAGTTTGGCAGAAGAGTATTCAGAAAATATTGACGAGAGTGTTGGGCTGTGCGATTGGCTTGAGCGCGGGCCATTTGTTTATTCGGCATTTGTAGTTGGCTCTGCAGTTCGTGTCGTTCGGCGAAGACGGATTGCTCCGACTGAGTCTGTGGAATGGGAGCTGAGCCTGTCAGGCAGTGTGGAAGATGTGAAGATCTCGCTGGATGCTGCGGATAATTTATTTGTCATCGTGCTTGATTACCATGATGGAAGGTATAGAGTAGGAGTCTGGGAGCATAGCGCAGCAGGATTCCGATTCCACGGGTACGCACTACAGTCTGCGTATCCTTTGCGATTACAAGCTTGTTTCTTCGACGTTCGTGGAAATTTCAGAATTGAATACTTGGCATTTGACAGCTACTGTTGGCGGCTCGGGGTCGCTACGAAGGAGGCTGGTGCGGACTGGGTTTTGGCCTCATTCAGAACAAAGAACTTACTTTGCTACGGGTCGTTGCGACCCGATAGAATTGGTGGGCAAATCAATACGCCGATCGCAGGCAATTTGTTCATGATTCTTGAGGACAGGCATGGTCGGGAGCCAGTTGCTGTTGGTAACCTTCAAGAGTCTTCGTACACAACAGTCGGAGATGGTGCAAGTGGTCTGCTCAGTAAGGTTCCTGGTTGGGAGGACTGGTTCTTCCTGAGTCATAACGAGTATACGCAGCGGGTAAAAAAGGATCTTACGGATTATAGCGCTCTTCATTGGACTGGTGGCGAGTATGTCCACGGGATAACGTGGCGAAAGGGTAAGATCTGGACAGTTGACTATAATTCTGCAGGTTATAATGCTGATGCTGTGGTTGCTATTGAAATAGATCCTGACGACTGGAGCTATACGAAACACGATGTGTTTGGCGGGAGTTACGGGGAGCATGTCGATCCGCTCTGGATAACTTCGGTCGGTGAGGATCTTTATATCTCAGGTTATGGAAAGGGTTGGCTTTGTAAATGGAATCCCGACACAGGTGATAAGGTTAAGATCAAGTATCCTGAGGTTAAGGCGTGGTATGAAGAGTTCTGGCCAAATGCTGGCTGGAAGTTCGAGAATTTTTTGACTCCCATTCAGACTTATGAGCGGGCAGGTGTTCTTCGTTGTCTGACTCATACTTGGGCGTACCACGCATCCTTATCTTGGAATTTGCTAATAGACTTTGAGCATGATGATCCAACAAACTATCGAGTGCTTCGGTTGGATGGAGTTGAACCTGCCGGACACGATACAGAGTTCTTCTTTGTGTCCTACCCCTATGTCTATCTTACAACCGGGAGAGTGCTGTTTCGAGTAGATCTTGTCCGCTGGTGTGTTGACAGGTCGGTTTATATAGGTGACCTCTACGGGTCTGGCGACTATCACTTTCCTGAGATTCGAACTGATGGTCATTATCTCTATCTTACCTGCCCTGGTAGCCATAAGATAGCGGTATTTACGTTCGATCTAAGGCGAGTAGCGATCGTTTCCGCAATAGATAATCCATATCACATGCTGATCGAGGAACCTTATATCTATTTTGAGGTTCCTCAGTCTCCATCGAAGTTCTGGAAGGGACGAGTGGGGTGGACGAACAAACCAACGCCCAAGATTGGACTCCTGAAGGATACTCGCTTGCCCTTGGGATCGACATTAGAGGAAAGTTCATCTGTATCGGACTTCTCGCTCTCGCCTGCTCTCACAAAGAACCTTTACATTGCCGACTATAAAGAGTTTGGGCCGGTGGTTTCGCAGGATCAGCATTACATTTATGCCGTTCGGGATTCCCAATCTGAACCTTACATATATCAGTTCGACAAGGTAACCGGCTCAGCGAAACTCATAAGCTTACCGACCTCGGAGGTTATAGGCCCACCTCGTGACATTATCTCAGATGGTAAGTATGTATATGCGGTTGCTGATCATGCGACCTCGCCAACGAATCGAGTGGTCGTTCATAGGTTTGGGGTCGAGGATTTCTCGATAGCTTCGAAGGAGACTCTTGTCAGGCAATGGAGTGATGCAAGTGAAATCCATCTCACGTCGCTTGCGAAGGCTGGTGGTTTCCTTTACGTTGTAGGCTATGATGGTTCACCTTCTGGACGGCATCCTATTTTGCTCTTTGCTATTCGATGTGATTATAAGTCGGGCAATGAGGGAGTGCCTCAGGTAGAGTCTGTTCCTGAAGGCTACAAATTTCATCTCAAATATGGACAGCAATTTATTTCTCTGCCTGTGTATCCGTCTGTAACTTCGCCTGAAGGCCTGTTCGGTGCCGACGTCGAGGTTTGGCAGTATGATCCGGATATTGGTTGGTCTCGTCCGTCGCGGCTTGAACCAGGGCGAGGCTATCTTGTACGGTGCCCAAGCGATCGGACAATAACTGTTACGGGCTCGCCGTATACGGTTGATTGGACGAGTCTCGAGGGTTCGCTGAAGACTGGCTGGAATCTTGTCGGCATTGGAGAAGCCGCTGTGGAGATTGGTAATTATTATCACGACATTCAGGCATGGGACTTCGAAAGGAGTCAATACTTCCATAAGCGGAAGGGTGAGAAGCTGAAGGTCGGGCATGGTTACTGGATACGGAAGGATGGTAATTTTCGACGGATCCAACTCGATCAGACGATGTGGAACTTCAGACCATTTATCGTTGCACACGGCGATTGTCTCTATATCGCAGGCACGGAGTGGTTATATCATTATCTAATCAAGATCCCGGTCAGCGAATTTGGAAAGGAAGTTCCAACGGTTTCTGCTGTAAGGTTCAGCACTGAGAAATATTCCAGCATACGCTCTAAGCCAATCGTCACCGACGATTATATCTTCCTTCACACGCTGACTGCTCTTGTCAGGCTTAATGCCGAAACTCTGTCGAAGGAGGCGGAAGTGGGGTTTGGCTATCCTGAATTGCTTGATTCGCTCACTTATGATCCAGTCTCAGACAGAGTGATTGCGAAGTATAGGGATGCTAACGTTTTGTACATTACGAATCGTAATCTGGCAGGTGCTAAGTTAGGACTCGTGGGTATCAAGGCAGGATCAAGCGGGCCGATTTACTACGATGCTGACTGGTCGAGGGTCTTGTACTTCTTGCATCGGAACCCTTCGGTGGACTACGGGCATCTATACCAGTTCCAGATATTGCCTATAAGAGAGCTCGAGTTTCATCCTGATCGAGTGGTCACTCGATTCTCAGATGGTTTGCCAGTGCCTTGGCGAGTTCTTTTAGATTCGTGTTCAGTTGGCTTGTCTCGGTCGCTGGAGGTAGGCAAAGTTATAGTCTTCTCTGTTATATGTGCTGTAAATAAGACTTGCTCTGTCTTTAAGTCCTTAGCTGCTGCCTTTGTCTCGAATATACAGTTATTGGCTTACGATTGGCTTGGGCTTGTTGACTCAGTCTCGGTCTCTGTTGGTGTGTTGAGGCTTGCAATAGTGAAATCATTGTCTCTGGTGTGTCAGGTGTTAGAATCTGCTACGTTTCGAGTCAGACACGGGCTGAGTGAGCTCGTAAGCCTGACTGCGACATTCCTTGCCTACGATTGGCGAGGGCTTGTAGAATCGGTCTCTGTATCGCTTGATTTAACGGGGAAATATATTCGAGCATTAAGATCTGCATTCCTTTCAGTGGTGATCACTGTGAGAAGGAGATTCCTTAAGGGTCTGTTGTGGACAACTCAAGAATGCAAGCCTACGTATCCAAAGATAGAAGAGATTACTGGGGGATTCAGGTACACTTTCAGGCAGGGTTCAAATTGGTTTACACCTTTGACGGAAGGCTGTTCACCCGAGGATTTCGGAGCGGATGTTGAGGTGTGGGCATGGGATCCGGCTACGGGCTGGTACCATCCAGATTCATTCGATTGCTCACGTCGGGGTTACTTGATGCGATGTCCTACCGTGCGCACTGTTGAAGTTACTGGCACTAAGTGCGCGGCGTTCTCTTGGGAGGATCTTAAGAATTCGCTTACTAAAGGAACTTGGAATCTAGTTGGTGTCTATTCAGACATAACGGTCGGGGATGCGGATAATCTTATCTTAGGTTATGACGAGGCAGAGGGGAAGTGGTGCCCTATCGTCCAAGGCAGTATTCTCGAGCGGGGCCGTGCTTACTGGATATTAGAAGGCACACCCGGCGAGAAGCCTTTTGAAATCTCTATTAGGTTTAATGCTTGGGATTGGCTTGGTCTTAAGGAGAATGTTCCGCCGATCATAAAGCTGAGCAAGAACTTCCGGACTGGCTTTGCCGAGTCAATTGCGGTTGGAATTATAAGAAGAGTATATATTGCGACTACGATGGTTGCTGAGACTCTGAAGCTGACGTTAGGTCGGGCGTTCAGTGCGGTGTGTTCGCTCGCTGATGCCTGCCAGTTTGGTATCTTACGCTGGATTTCGACCTTGAAGTCATGCTGCTCGTCGTTGTATACCGAAACTATCTTGCGGAAGTTACCGGAACTTGCACGTTCGGATTCTGTTTGGGTGAGCATAACTAGGACTTCTGCTTACCTGCGTAAAGTTGTTCATGCTGAGGTTGTCAGGCTCAGCGATGTTCTAAGTTATGTGCCTATCAAGCGACCTGTTGAAGCTTTGAGTGTCTCGGTTAATAGAGTCTTTGAGATTGTTTTCCGATTATTCTCAGAGCTGCCCTGTCGGTTGCGATGGAGACTGAGGATATACAACTTGTTGGCTGGCATACGAGTCTCCTCTCGCTTCAGGAAGTTGAACAGGAAGTAAGTTCGAGTTATGATTATGCGTGGGAGGTGGAGTCATGAAAGATAAAGTCGTGTATAAGGTTAGGACCCTCCTGAAGAAGTTCAAAGAGGACATCTCGCCCTATCGGGGCCGTGAGCACGAGTTCTATGCGAAGTTCAAGCCTTATGAGGTCGTCGAGAAGCACGGGAATGTATTGCTGAATGCTGGTATCGATGAGCTCTGGGACCTAGTAACTGGTGCAGGCGGTACTGCCTACGATAATGCACATGCGCATATCGGTGTTGGTGATTCGAGTGCTGCGGCTGACGCTTCGCAGACTGATCTTCAGGGCACGAACAAGAAATGGAATCCGATGGATGCGGGCTATCCAACCTCTACGGATCAGAAGGCTACGTGGCGAGCGAGCTTTGCGGATGGCGATGCCAACTTCACGTGGAACGAGTGGGGCGTCTGTAATGCATCTGGCACAGGTGCTGGTGGCGTACTCTTGAATAGAAAAGTCGAGAACCTGGGCACGAAGAATGGTGGAACGTGGCAGCTCACAGTTGAAATTTCGCTCAGTTAACCTCTTTTAGTTTGAGTTTAGCATCCACTTAAAGAAGTTCAGGTTTATGGAATCTTATCTCACATTGGGAGGGAGTTAAGGGATAATAGGTATTGAATTCAGGAGATAGCAGTGTAGTATGGGTTGGTTATCGGGATACCAATATAGGAAGAAAGTAACGATATCGGGTTCAAGTGGAGCTGGACAGTACTATCAGGTCAAACTGTCCATTGGTAGCTCGTCAGGTGGTGACTTCCATTTAGAGGGGCATTGTACGGACTTTCCCAATGACATACGGTTCACTGATGATGATGGCGAGACACTGTTGGACTACTGGATAGAAGATCCTACACAAGACCCGATTACGGTATGGGTCGAAGTCAAGGATAATCTGGATAATGACGTGGACATCTATTGTTACTATGGGAAAAGCGGTGCCAGTTCTGCGAGTGATAGCGAGGCGACTTTTGAGTTTTATGATGATTTTGAATTTGGAAGTTTGGTCTCATGGGATTATGGAGATTATGGATTTGGTGGTAATACGAATCCTGTTTTTGTGCATGATATAGATGGGGATGGACAGAAAGAGATAATTCTTGCGCGCCTGGAACATGAAAACAAGCTTGTGGTTCTAAATCATGATGGAAGTCACAGGTTTACATTTACGGGCGATGATACCGATATAAGCTTTGATTACCATGCAATTGCATTTGCGGATGTAAATGGTGATGGCAAAGATGAAATAATCTTTGGCTCTGATAAGGTATATGCGATTGATTATAATGGCAACGAGCTGTGGTCGTATGACCCGGAAACATACTATTATTATTCTGATTATTCTGGCAAGAACGTACGTGTGATAGCGTTAGATGCGGCAGATATTGACAATGATGGCGATATAGAGACAGTAGCGTTGATACACGATTCGTCTTCCGACCATTCTTCTCAAAACCAAGTAGTGGACTGCATAAAGAAAGATGGGTCGGGGAGAAAATGGAGATGGGGACCGACGACTGCCAATGCAGTCGCCCATTACCTTCTACTTGCACGATTAGATCAGTCGTCCAATTATTACCATATAATTTTCACAGATGCAAGCCAGCTATGGTGTCTCAAGCATGATGGTACAGAACAGTGGCATAATACTGATGCTCATGACTCTGATATGCATATGGCTGTCAATGTAAATGAGTCATCGGATAATCTGGAAGTTCTTGCATGCGGAAAGGATAAATTTTGTGCTATCAACCTTGATGGTTCAATGTACTGGTCATACAACACAGGACACACTCAAGAGTTCGATGTTGCAGATGTAAATAACGATGGACATTATGAAATTGGTGTGTTTAATAACTATGATGACCATCTATTCATATTTTCTCATGATGGAAATAAGCTATATGATGGCTATGTCAGTGGAATAGGCTGGAATGGTCTTATAAATGCGGTCAAGGTGGATGGCAACTGGTATTTTGCGATTGGGGATAGATTGTATAACCATAATGGTTGCGTGGGCAAATGTTTAAAGTTTATAGGTACAACGAAACACTTCAATTACAAACATCATATTTTTGGTTACTCTCCCGATTTTGATAATGATAATGCTGAGGAACTCATCGGGAATAGTTGTATTGGAGAAATTGAAATTGCCCCGTGGACTGCTCAGACTGGGTGCTTTGACCTTGTGGGAGAATCAGGGAACGGCATAGCGAAGGGAGTAACGAACGGAGCTAATCTTGTGACTCACAATATGGCAGATATAGGTGTTGGAAAGGCTATTAGGGCTAAAATTAGAGCTGATGATGATTATAGTGGTACTGGAATTATCTTCGGTTACCAAGACTCTTCTAATTTCTATCATGTAAGAGTTGATAACGGGGAGGATGAACTCCAAATATACGAATGGGTTTCAGGCTCGGCAAGTAAAAAGGGAAGTGCATCAGTAACGATTAGCACAGGAACATGGTATGTCTTGGAAGCTATATGGAGCGGAGCGAATTCAATAGAAGCAAAGCTTTATGATGTGGATGGAAATGAATTGGCATCAGCCTCTGCAACAATGACTGGAGGCTTCTCAAGCGGTAAAATAGGATTCAGAACTTATAATAGAGGCAGTTATGATGATTTTCGTGTTCGCAAATACGCCGACCCGGAGCCAACATTCAGTAGTGCGAATGCAGAAGAGACAGGACCTATGCAGAAATCATCTTTGGATGCAGGTGCAGCGATTGATTCTACCAAGTTAGCAAGTTCAAACACACGTCCGGATGCAGGATTGGTTACTGAAATGCAAAGTGTTGGCTTATCTCAATTTGATGCGGGAGATGGGGTAGAGGTGCTATCGCTGGCTTCCATGTTTGAGATTATGGATTCGGGGCTTATAGTCGAAGGTGAATCTCTAATTGGAGAAATAGTTAGCATAGATGCGGGTTACTTTACAGACCTTGAGCTACTTGGGGTAATACTCTCAGTCCTCGAGTCAGGCGGTTTTGAAGAGTCAAGTCTTCTTGAGACGCTGCTATTGAAGTTCGCATCTGACTCATGTATTTCATTTGATTCAATGTCACTTGTCTCTTATTGCCTTGGTTCGGACTCAGTAATATCTGAAGAGGCTCGGAGTTTTCAATCCAGCTTTGAATCTCTTGACTCGGGATTTGTCATAGAATCCAGATTTATAGTCGGTCAAGTATTGAGTTTAGAGGTTAGCCTCGCAAGTGAGACTCGTTCGTTGGCAGGTATCCTTAGCGCTGTTGAACATGCGGATGGGATCGATTTAGCCGCGGTCTTCTCGGTGTTATTAGGGCTGGATCTCGGCGAGCCATTCGAATCGAGCTACCTACCGAGCCTAACTTACAAATCGTCCTCCGATTCGGGTATTCTTATTGATTCAGAGTTGGTTCACTCATTGATTAAAGTGGCTGAGAAAGCTCACTCAGCGACTGCGCGGCAGCTCGCAGCATCATCATCCTCGATGGATTTCGGATCGGTTTCGGACATGAAGCGGCTGACGTCTGGTCTAACCGGTTCGGATCTGAGTTCATTAGTGGATGTTTCTCGCTTAACGGTAATACTTAGTAGACCGGAGATAGCGGTTTACATTGAGGATAGACCATTGATTTCGGCAGCTGTGCTGGGCCGAGATAGGACAGTCAGTGAATCTCGGTCCGATATATTCAATTTACTTAAGAAATTGGAGACTGGGTCTCTGGTGGATTCCGGCTGGACACAGGCGGGCATAGTTGAGAAGCTGGTGACTGATGCTGGTTTGCTATCAGAATCGAGCGAGCGCGTGGAGACTGCGAAGAAGGTTGTTCTATTGGCTAAGGCTATTAAACTATGGTATTTTGCACGACGGGCAAGGCTTAATAATCAGATATTGGAGTTTGATGAAGGAGACCTTTGAGATTTGCCATGAGACGCTCATATTTAGCCACAGTTGCAATTTTATTGAGTGGGCTATATCTTAATATCTCCGGAGTTAGATTTTGTCTTATACATACCAAATTTAGCCATAGACAAAATGGGTGAAACAGTCGAGGTAGGTGAGTCGCTCAGGCTCCGAGCAGAGTTCTATGATTGGGACGGCGACCTGTTCGATCCTGATAGCGTTTATGTCTCTATTTGGAACAACTCAGGTTCAAAGGTCGTTGATCGGGCTAATGCCAACCGTCAGGCTCTTGGCTCTTACTACTACGATTACAATGTGCCTTCTGATCTCAACATTTCGTATGCTGAGCAGTGGACATACCTATTCGAGGGTGTGGTTGGCGAGTCGAAGATTCTGGATAGGGGCTACTTCACGGTCCTACCTCAAGTCTTGGTTCCACGATACTCTTCGGTTCTGGAGGTTGCGACGCTATTGCATCAGGACATAACAGACGAAACTACGCCATCCGAACAAGAGGTGGCTCGTTGGTTAGTTGCGAAGGAGCGGTATATTGACGAGTTACTGAATACCTCCTTCACGAAGAGAACTACAACTAATGAGATTCATACACTCGACGTTCGGACACCTCAGGCGATAGGTTGGATTCCGGTCTTTCTTAATCACCGACCAGTTCAGCGGATAACCAAGTTCGAGTACCGATATTGGTGGTGGGGTGACTGGACAGAAGACAGCGAAGGTAACATCTGGCGACTTGAGGATAACGTCCTAAAAGTCCGTCGTATCTGGTGGTGGGGTCGTAGGTACGATATTCGAGTGTCCTATGAGTGGGGTTATTCAGAGGTGCCAGCGGACATTCGTGAACTTTGCACAAAACTCGTGGTCGTGGACATCTTGCAGAGCGAAGCCTACCAGCATTTGTTGCCAGCAGGTATGAATTCGGTAATAGAGATAGCGCAGCGAGCGGAGAACTATCGAGATGATTGTCGTGCAATTATTCAGCGTCGAAAGGAGGCGAGTCTGATATGAGAGTTCTAGATTCATTCAAGAGCTATTGGCAGAATGTGTTCGAAACTCGATACCTGGACACTGAGTGGAAGAGCAGGCAGCGGGTTTATTGGAATATCAATGAAGTTAAGACTCTCGATCTCAGGAACTATACCTCGTTCGTATTCAATGTTGCCAATGAGGCAGTCGAGGTCGTAGGGCTGGGTTATAAGGCAAGGAAGCGCACATGGCTGGCTGAGATGTCAGTATATTCTTCAATTCCCGAAGAGTTGGATACCATTGAGGAAATAGTCCTGGATACGTTATTCAGCGGTGGAGGTCGTGATCCGTTTGCTGGTGTAGATATCATGAAACTTGAGCGAGTGGAGTTCAATCTCGAAGAAACCCATGCTGTAATCTATCCCACATTTGAGTTCAGTCTCGTCAAGTTCTACGAGTAGTTAGAGTTCAATTAGTGCAAAGAGGTGGTGAACGATGGTCAAAGTCTTTATGCGGGAGACTACCCAGGTTGGCTGGGGGGAGGAGTCGAGTCCCGGTTCCGCACCAGGTTCGTTCTATCTTATACCGGGTCATATATTGACAATCGAAACTCCTGAACCCGAAATGGAGTTCGAGCCGAAGTATTGGGAGAACAAGTTCGTGCCTGGTCTGGTGATTCCTGTTCGGAAGACAGTGCGTGGCAGGATCCGATTCGAACCTTATTCAGCTTCGTTCTTTAAGATGGCGCTTGGAACGTCTTCGGTTGCTGGCGGTGTTACGACCTACAAGATAGCGCATCCACTACCTTCATTCTCGTTAGAGATCTACAATTCTGCCGAGTCCAATGTCAAGCGTCAGTATCGAGGCATGTATGTCAATCGAGCAAGGTTTGCGGCTGAAGAAGGTGGAGTCTTTACAGCAGAGTTCGAGATAATGGGGTTGAAGCCTCCGGTAGACTCGTGGACGACCCCGAGTGGAAGTCGAAAGGATCTTGCTACTGCCCACGACACGATCGTGACGATTGGAGGTAGTGAATATCAGATCACCCGGTGGGAATTTGAAATCAACAATAATCTCGAGGAAAAGAGGTATCAGAAATCGAATGCTGGTGATGGCTATCCAACCGTGATCGTGGACAAGCGTAGAGAGATAACAGGCAGGTTGACCGTGAACCCTTCGGATCGGAAGGTTCTTGATTATCTACTGAACCAGACTGAGATAGACGTGGTGGCAACAGTTGCTCGTGATGCTGCGACCGACTATTGCAAGATCACTGCGAAGAACGGTAAGGTTCGAACAGCACCGCATCCAGTTCCAGAGGAAGGCTTAACTGAGACTGAAGTTAATTTGGTCTTTAAGGATTTGGAGATTGAGGCTAAAGGTGATTTCGCATGAACGAATTATTTGTAAATGAAGACGATATTGAGACCGTCGTTATCAAGCGTAGGGAGAAGGAGTTCAGGTTCAGAATCAGGAAGAGTATCTCATGGCTGGAACGCCAGCGGATCTTGTCAAGACATGTCGTCATCAGGAGGACTGGTGATTTCGAGATAGATTGGGCTGGACTCACGCTCGATCTCGCTCGTTATGCTATCGTCGAAGCACCTTTCGAAGTGACGGAGGAGAATCTCAAACGACTCGACGAGTCAGTGGGTTCGGAACTTGAGCGGTATCTGCCTCTGACATCCTTTCGTTCTCTCGTTGAGCGAGCGCCGGAGGATTCGAGAAGCGTATTACGGGTCCGTTAACGAGTTCACTCCGCACTTTATCGAGGTTCAACTCGCTCGTGAATTGCATTTGTCTCCCTTAGAGGTTCGGAAGATGGCAGCCCGAGATGTCCTTGTGTATATGGAGTTTCTTACTTTGATTAAGGAAGAGGAGCGCCGAGAGGCGGAACGTATGAGAAATGGTTGAGTTCTCGCTTGTGTATAACATTACTGCCAGAATCTCGCAGGCACTTACCGGACTGCGGAATGTTGCAGCTGGCATTGAAGACTTAGGTCGAACCTCGAGGAGATCGGCAAGAGACACTGAACGGAATCTTCTCGTCCAGAAACTGAGTTGGTTAGCGTGGGCTGCTGCTGTTGGTTATTCAGTTAGGGAAATAATCCTCCGCAGTACTGTCTTATCTACATTTATTAGAGGGCTTGGTAGTATCTTCATGGCATTCCTCGACACTGCACTGGCTCCGCTAATTCCGTTCTTTGTCAGGATCATCGGCTGGCTGATGCGGTTGTATAGATGGTGGCGTAATCTACCAGCACCTGTTCGGGGAGCAATCGGCGCCTTCTTGCTCTTGCTCGGCTCGTTAGCTACTGTCATTACGTTCTTGAAGGCATTTGGATTTATTCTCATGCCATTACTCCACATATTCAGATTCGTCTGGCGTGGAATTCTCGGAATAACGAGACTCGCAGTTGCGGGAATTGCTGCTCTGATAGGTGCTGGTCCAATTGGCTGGGCTATACTCGCTATTATTGGCATTGTAACGTTTCTTCTCCTTGCATGGAAATACAACTGGTTTGGGATGCGCGACGTCCTCAACCGAGTCGGTGCTGCGATAAAGGCTGGTATCCTTGCAGTAGCCGGGTTCTTAAAGGATTTGGGTGTTAAGATAGTCGAGTTCTTTGCTGGACTGCCGCAGTTCTTTGCTGAGCTACCAGGTAAGATCGCAGGTGCACTCTCGACAGCAGGCTCGATTATCGCAAGTTGGGCTGCTTCCGCCAAGAATACGATAGTTACATTCTTCACTTCATTGCCAGAACGGGCACGGTCAGCATTCGATGTTCTGAGGGAGAAGTGTAGTTCGGGACTTGAGACAGTTCACAATTTCTTTCAAGAGCACTTCCCGACTCTAACACGAATCGTTGATGGTGCTATGTCGGTTTTGGGATCTAAGTTGTCGGAAGGACTATCCTCAATGGTCTCCGTCACGCGCGGTAACTTACCCCTGATAGGAAGCGCTTGGGACAAGTTACTCAGGGGCGATATACCAGGTGCATTCCGAGATTGGTCGCAAGCCATCGTCAACATTAGCAGGGGAACGTTCGACACCCTAAACAACCTCACTGGTGGTCGACTTGGTGAGTGGCTAAACATTGCGGTTGGAAAGTTTAACGACTTTGTTGATAAAGTAAGGCAGTTCGGTTCCGAGGTGGTGGATCGGGTTCGGTCGTTTGGCTCTGTGTTTCTTGAGGCAGGTCGCTATCTTGTTGATGAGCTTGTGAAAGGTCTCGCTAACATTGGCGATCGAATTTGGAACGCCATGAGAGCTGGGCTTTCGGATGTAGCGAATAAACTGCGGGACTGGGCATCTGGCCTGATAAGTTTCTCTCCTCGTATCTCCGAGATTCCTGCGATCTTTGCTCGGACGCTTAGCCGGGGCTTTGCTGCTCGTGGTTTCGAGGCTCCTCGAGTTCATGTGGGAACACCTGCTGCCGAATCGAAAGTTGTTCAGTTCTCACCTACCATTACAGTCAATGTCGAAGTTAGGGAGGGAGGTAAATCACCTGAGGAGCTAGCGGATGAAATCGCAAGTTTGCTCCAGAGAAAGATGGAGGCGATTCTCTGATGCCCGAAGTAGAGATTGGTGTTGGAAGTGACAAAGTAACTCTCAAGGTTGAGAAGATAGCCGAACGGATTAGTAAACAACCAATTGTATCACCCTTGCCTGAAGCCGAGACTGTCATGCTTGATTTAGGCCAGATAACTACAAAGATTGTAATGGAAGGTTTCTGGACTAATTATGGCGATAAGAGCACGTTCCTATCGAAGCTCGTGTCATGGGACGGTAGTGAAGGCGGTATAGAGGTTAAATTTCCTCATGAGGGCAATCGAACTATCAAGACCTGTATTGACAGTTGCATAGTAACTTACATTGAAGGCGAAGGTCAATGGAAGTTTACGCTCACACTTAATCAGTATTATGGGACATGAAATGGGACTTGTGGATCAATGGACAGGGCAGTTATCGTAGTCGTGTTGTAGGTTTGGAGATAGTTCGGAAGCGTGGTCAGCTTACGCTGGTCAAGGGCACCTTAGTTGGAGTGTCTGAGAGCGAGGCGGATTCAATTGACTTCTGGTCGTTGTTTACGCTGAAGAGTTCTTCGCTGTCCGAACCAAATTATACAACAATACAGGGCCGGATAACGAAGAAGAACTATGATAAGTTCAGACGCCAGTTAGAGTTTACGGGTTATGATGCTCTCATTAAATTCGATCAAGATGCGGGCGAGGAGCAGATCTTTGAGAATGTTACTGCCCGCTCGGTTCTCCAGGCACTGATCTCGCAGTATGTGGAAACGACTAACACGAGTCTGGTCGTTGACACCTCTGATGCGATTCTCGATACCAAGCTGTCATTCAGAGTCTCGCGGGATTCGATTCTCAAGCTATTCGCAAAACTACTCTCGCTTATAGGTGCGAGCTGGTATCTCAGTTATGAGGACTGGCAGGACGGTTACTATCTCCATGAGAAGGTCAAGGTCTTTGTGCCGGGATCGGTTTCGGCTGATTCGGTCTCGGATTCAAAAGTTCGAGGAGTTAGTGTCTCACGTAGCCGGTCTATCATTAATGCTGTAAAGGTCTTAGGTCGTGGTGATGGCATTAATCAACTGTGGAGCTATGATGATCACAGTGCAGGTGAGCAGCGGGCTGTCCTGAAGACCGAAATTTCAGAATCTACAAGTCCTCCCTTTACCATAAAGATTTCAAAGCCTGCAAGCTTTCCTCAGTCTGGTGACATCTGGATAGGTCGTGAACTGTTCCATTTCGACAGCAGGACCACCGCTGATGGTGACTATCAGTTAGACATAAGTGAGCGGGGCAAATCTCCAGGACTTAGTGCCTATCGTCATGAGAAAGGCATTATTGTTAGACCTGCTTATCCCGTGACGTATCCTCATAGTAGTTCTTCCATAAAGAAGTTCGGATTACAATCGAACGTTATTACTGACAAAAGCATCATTGACCAGAACTGTCTCGACCGCCTTGCCAACAGGATCATTGAGAACCATGCGAAGCCGGGCAAGAATCTTACTCTTGACACAGCCTACACAGACGATTATGACGGTTTGCCTGGGTTTAAACTTACTTATGATGACGAGGACTGGATAATTGCGGAGATCAAATATTCGGAGAAGCCGTATCCGCGGACTGTCATCACGGCTGGTCAGGTGTATTCTCCTCTTCTTGAAGAGATCAAATCCATTGAACGCGAAGTAACTCTTGAGCAGGCTTACGGTCAGGGTGCTACGAACCTCTATCAAGTGGGTCCAGTTGTGGAGTCTATTGACAACAGCAAGCCATTCAAGTTCACGTTGCGAATACCTGAGGATGCAGTCGCTATCAATCTTGTGAGAGTCAGTCTCAAGTCGCTACCGTGGCGTAGTTACGAAAAGGTGACGGAATACGAAGAGCCTTCGGACGTGCCCACCTCAAGCACAGATAAGGAGACAATAACCTCGAAGGGGCCGACGCATACCACTTCAGAAATCGTCTCTACATTTTGTCGTGACGATGCCTCGACTGTATTCATGACAGGCAAGGTTATCACTTCGAGTACTTATTTCACTCTTGATCCGCCAGCCGAATACGACGCTTCGAAACATCTTCGGACGCGGGTTGTTGCATTCGTCATGAACTTTTCTTACGAGGACTCATTTACCCTCAAGCGAGTCAGGCTGAGGGACATCGAAGCAGATACGTGGCTTGAGACTAAGGGACAGAATGTGGAGATCCCGCGAGGTCAAGCTCGGGCATTCAGATTTACACCTATTACAGATAGTTCAGTTGCCAGCCATCGGCTCAGAGTCCATGCTGAGGCAACAGAACCGACACCGTGTTTAGGACTCTTAGCCTTCCGTGAGGTCGAATACAAGCATGAGCACGACATCCAGTTCGGCGGGCACAGCCACACAATAGACAAATCCTATTTCAACCACAGACACGATCTAGAGCACGGTATCTTTGAAGAGGAGGGGTCAGGTAATCCATTATATCTCAAGGTCAACGACACAGAAGTTTGGTCCGACATATCCTCCAAGACCGATAATCTTGCAGACTACTTCAAGCCTGGTGATAACAAGATTGAGGTTGGTCTCAGCTCTGGCAGCCTTGGCAGGTTCCAGTTCGATGCCTGGGTCAAGTGCTTTGTTGAATCTCGATAGGTTGAGTTCTCTTGAGACTCAGGAGGTGTTGCTTATGGAGCGTTGCGAGATAGATTTAAGTGAACTCTATCCTGAACCTGAAGACCCAATCGAGGAGGCTCTGTTTCAGAAGCAATATCACATACCGTTTAGAGACGCCTACGGACGACGACAGGTCTGGGACATTGATACACCGCTTGAGGTCAAGTTGATTCTTGAGGCTATCCTCCAGGACGTCAGTGATCACGAGT